TCATTTCGGGTGGGTAAAAGGTGGGCTGGGAGCCAGCCTCCGCTGCAGCTCCGCCGACGAATCCGGCGCCACCGCCTTCCGCTCAATGTAGTGCGCGCGCGTCACGTCCGGCCCCGAATGTCCGAGCTGCCCGGCGGCGCGCTCCTCGCCCAACTCCTCCGCCAGCACCGTCGCGACGGTCCGCCGGAAGCTGTGCGGCGTCACCCACTCGAACATCCCCGCAGGCCCATCCGCTTTCCCGCGCGCGTCGCGCACCACGTACTTGCGGGCCTCCCGCAGCTGACGCCGCACGTTCGCCGCAAGGCGGGCAGTCCCTGCCCTCGACGGGAACACCAGGCCCCCGGGGAGCATCCGGGCCCGCTGGACCTTCAGCGCGTCGATCGCGAACTGCGGGAGCGTCAGCACCAGCATGTTCTCCCCGCCCTTCGTGCGGTTCAGCACCACCTGGTTCGAGTCCCACAGGACGTCCGACCACTCCAACGGCAGGACCTCGTTGATCCGGCCGCCCGTGCCGATGAACACCTCGAACAGCTCAGGCAGGTCGACGGCGCGCGGCGGCCCGGTCGGCTTCCCGTCTCCGCCGTGGGTGCCGGCGTACGCGGCGACCCGCGCGCGGAGGATCGTCAGCTCCGCGGCGCTGATGGCCCGCGGCTTCTTCCGCTGCACCGCGGCCGGGGTGGTGTCGCGCACGAGGTTCCGGTCCACGGCGTCGTGCTTCGCGGCGATCCCCATCATCCCGGACAGGGCGAGGCGACAGCGCTTCTTCACGGTGCCGGTCTTGGTGTCGAGGAACCGCTCGAGGCCGCCGATGGTGACCTCGCCGACGCGGAGTTCGCCGACGGCGGGCGTGACGTGGGTGCGGATGGTCTGCTCGTACAGCTCGATCGTCTTCGGCGCGAGGTTCTGGCGGCGCTTCGTGTCGAGCCAGATGGTCCCGAGGTCGGCGAGGTTGGTGTCTCGGGTGACGTCGGCCGGCGCGGCGGCGGGCCGTGCGCGGTCGCGGAGGGCGACCTTGAGCGCGGCCTCGGCCTTCGCGCCTGAGGCGCCGAACCGCTCGACGGTGCGTGTGCGGCCGTCCCAGTCGCGGTACTTCGCCCGGGCCCGCCACTGCCCGGGCGCGGTCTGGGCGCGGGTGATCGCGCCCCAGGTGCCGAGGGGGAGCGGTGGGCGGGCCATCAGGGTGCCTTCCTGGTGATGCGGCGGAGCCTGTTCACGACGGTGGGGGAGTAGGCGAGCGCCTCAGGTCGGTCGAGCAGTTGGTTCAGCAGCTGCGTGTACCGGATCGGTGACACGTCGAACTGGGCGCGGATGGCGTCCTCCTTGGCGCCGCGCAGCTGCCACCACGCGGACTCGAAGTCGAGGATCGCGCGCTCGCGATCGGTCAGCTCGGTCATGCGCCGAACTCCGGGCCGTCCGGGTCGGGTTCGTCGCCGAGCGGCCACGGCAGGTGCTCCGTGCTGCCGGAGCCGCCTTCGTCGCCATCGTCGAGGCCGCGGAGGTCGACGCCCTTGAAGTCGAGGCCGCGGCGGCACAGGCTCACGGGCCCGGCCGGGGGCGGCGCTGCGCGGAACGACTCCCAGGCGTCGGCCGGCGCGCCCGCGCGCTGCCACGCCCACCACTGCGCCCAGGTGTCGCTGAAGACGATCGCGCCGTCCGGCCAGCGGAACGGGCCGTCGGGTTGGGCGGGCGCCGGTGCGGTGCGCGGGCCGTCGTGGTTGGTCAGCATGGCCGGTCCTCCACCTGGGCGTCGACCCAGGCTCGTTCGTCGTCGGTGAGTGCGCGGACGCGGGCGAGGAGCGTCGGCACGTCGACCCACAGCTCGTCGGCGACCTCGGTGGCGTGCCGGGCCCAGCGGAGGACGTCGACGAGGTCCTCGAGCTCGATGAGCCGGCGCGCGGCGATCTCGTGGACCGCGGTCTCCTCGCGGGCCTGCAGCACCGGGTCGCGGGGGTAGACGCGGCGCTCGTCGTGGACGAGCTCGTGCGCGATGGTGCAGCGTCGCTCGGCCTGGGTGAGGTCGTCGGCCAGCTGGATCCGGCGGCCGTTGATGCACCCGGCGAGCGTGGTGTGCCCGATGTCGCCGAAGCGGATCTCCAGCCAGTTCCGGGCGCGGGCCTCCCTCCACGGGTGCCAGGTTCCGCGTTCGATCGTCATGCCCGATGTTGTACACGTACGGACCGACAGAAAACGCTCTGACCAGGAACTACACGCGTGTAAGTTCCCGATGCACAACGTCGCGATCAGGCTTCGGGAGGCGCTGCCCCATGCGCTCGACGTCGGCGGCCATCGTCGCGCGGATCGCGTCTTCGATGGTCGACTCGGGCGTGAGTCCCAACGCCTCAGGGTTGTAGCCGTCCGTGGAGTCGAAACCGGGCACCGAGTAGGGCATGTTCCAGATGACCGGCCCCGCCTGTTCGTCGGGCTCCTGGGCGATCACGATCATCGTCGCGACGTCCTTCTCCCGGAGTTGATCCCGGATCCAGCTGAGGCTGTCGGACCGTACCGCGCTGATCACCAGGCGCTCACCGGTGTCGAGGGTGCGCTGCTGAGCGCGGTCGCTGTCGGACCAGGCGCCGGCGACGATGGCCGCCCCCGCGTACCCGGCGAGTCTGGCGCGTTCCTCGGCGTGCTCGTCGTCGGCGAATCGGACTAGGTATTCGTTGCCTGCGGGGTCTTCGAGGGCGTGCTCCTCGTGTGTGATCACGCGCGGTTCGGGTAGGTTCCCGATGCCCGCGAACATGAGGATGTCGGCGGTGTCGCGAATGATGCTGTCGGCGGTGGCGCGGCCACCGACGAGGCCTGGGAGCTGTGGGCTGTGGATGGCCCAGCCGAGGTCGCCGTAGGTCGTGAGTACGACGTGCACGTCGGTCATATCCCTGCCACCTTCCTGGCTTGGTCCATCGTCAGCCCCACCTGGTTGACCAGTATGTCCCTGAGCACGCGCGGAGGAACGGTGTCCCCGTTGTGGTACGCCCAGGTTATCGCAGGTCTGGCCTCCGCGACGAGGGTCACGTGACTGCCGGACTGCCGGGCGCGGCGATACCCGAGCTGCTTCATGAGGATCTTCTTCAACACGTGGCTGGCCTTGTGGGCAGGCCAGGGCGAGGCCATCATCACGCCCCGCCCTCCGGGCCCTCGGGATCGGGGGTCTCGCCGGCTTCGTCCTGCCGGCGTCGGATCTTCCGGCCGACCGGCTCGTCGCCCAGGTCGCGGGCTGCCCACCTTTCGCTTTGCCGCAAGGCCCCCGCCTGGCTGCGGTGATCCGCAAGGCGATGGACCTGCGCGGCAACCGGCTGCTGGATAGCCGCTGCTGCTCCAGCGAGAAACGCCTCTGTTTGAGCGAGGCCTTGTTCGTACTCGGAGTAGATCCGGGCGTCGTCGTCGCTGACTGAGACCCCGCCTATCGTGGTGCGTCCAGAGCGATTCGCCCGTAGACGGTCGTACATTTGGTGCGCTGTTGATAGCGCAGCCACCATGCGATCGGCGGCCTCGTTGATCCTGCCGGAAACCGCCTCGACATCGTCTTCAGTCAGGGCGACCAGCTCCGTTCGGGGCTTGCGCGCTCCTTCGATGAACTCATCAAGGAGTGCGATCCAGGACGTTGCGAGGACGTCGAGGTAGGCAGCCCTGTGAGGGGTGATGCGCTTGAGCCCGTTGGCCCATTGGACTGCGGTGTCGATGGTCTCACGCTCGGAAGCGATCAGCCCGGCCACCATTTCTGGAGTCGTCCCTACAGCCCCAACAACCAGGTCCGCTGTTGCGAGTGACTCTCGTAGGAATGCGTCTGTTGCCTGCTCGGCTTGGTCGATCGCTCCGACGAAGGTGATCGCGAGGAGTTCCAGGGGGTCCTGGACCATCTCCGCGTAGGCGACCGCCGGGTGCTGCTCGATGGCGGTTTTCAGTTCGCTTGCGCCGAGACCGGCGTAGGCGGTCTTCTGGTCTTCACTCGCCTGGTCCTGGGTGTCCTCGGACGAGCCCGGCGTACCGGTTCGGTCGGATCGTTCAGCATCGGTAGCTCCTCGCGTAGCGACGATGCTCTTGATGAGCTCGTCGAGTGCTCGGCGCTGGGGATCGTTGAGCAAGTTCGCTTCGGGCGGAGGGCTGTACGGGGCGGCCTCGCCGCGTGGCTGCCCAGCCGCTTCACGAAGCTGCTCGATGGGGATCTTCAGCGCATGAGCGATCTTGTCGAGGGTGTCGAGCCCAGGGGCACGGTCACCACGCATGATCCCGTCGATGGTTCCGGGCGCCACCCCGACCGCCTTCGCGATCTGCCGGTTGGACTTCTCCGGGACCTTCGCTCGGATCAGGTCGGCTAGGTCGCTCACGGCTACAGACTCTCCCGGCTGGTTCGGCTACATGGCAACCATCACTGTATCCGGCACGGATACAGATAACGCGCATGTAGTTCCGTGACATGCAGGTGGGCGCGCGCAACTTCAGGTTGCGTGCGTATCTGTTTCCGGATACAGTTGCGCAGTGCCTAGCGAGGCGCTAGGCTCGCAGATACGTCAAGGAGGCGGGCATGAACATCACGGAGAGGAGGTTGTGGGTGAAGCTCATCAGCCGAGACGCGCTCCGTCAGTACATGGAATTCCGTGGCGAGACCAATGTCTCGCTCGGCACCAAGGCGGGCGTCAGCAAGGCGATCGTCGGGCACCTGCGTAGCGGACAGCGGTCCACATGCAACGGGAAGACGGCGGCCGCGATCGAGCGCGCGCTGAACGCGCCCCCGGGGTCTCTTTTTTTGGCCGAAGTGCCTACTGCGCATGTGCGCACGAGGCGCACGGCGGCGGCATAGAAATGGCCCCCACCTGCGGGAACAGGTGAAGGCCGATCGACAACCAATAGATAGGAGTCTCAGGTGTCAGACCTGACCTTACCGGACGCACGGAACGAGCGGGACCAGCTCGCCGGGCGTACGGATGTGCTCGACCGGGTGGGCGTGCTGCGCACCCTGCCTGACGGGGTGCATGTGAGCACGCCGATGATCGCCGAGTTCTACGGCGTACCCGTCGAGACCGTGAAGAACACTGTGAAGCGGAACCGCGAGGAGTTCGAGTCGGACGGCTACACCGTCATCGCCCGGGGAGAGGTCGGGTTCAAGATGAACCTGACTCCCGCCGACCTGGGGATGCCGGACACGGCGCCGTCGCTCGCGCTGTTTCCCCGTCGCGCCGTCCTCCGCGTGGGGATGCTTCTCCGCGACAGCGAGACGGCCCGCGAGGTCCGCACCTACCTTCTCGACGCCGAGCACGACGCTCCTGCCCGGCAGCTGTCCGAGGACGAGAAGCTGTTCGAGGCATTCCAGATCCTCACGCGTCGCAACGACGCGCTGACGGAGAAGAACGCCGCGCTCGTGGAGCAGATCGAGCACGACCGCCCCGCCGTCGAGTACGTCAACACCCACGTGATCGTCGACGACGACGTGATGCTCGTGAAGGACTGGGGCCGCACCTACGGGCTGACCGAGCCGCAGGCGTTCGCGCTCCTCCGCGACGAGAAGGACCTGATCTACCCGAAGCACTTCGAGCGGTGGTCGGAGAAGAAGGGCTGCAAGGTCGTCGAGACCGAGTACCGCCCGCGCGCCGGGAAGCGCTCGTTCACCTGGTTCGACGTGAAGGAGCAGCGGCACGCTCCGCGTCGGAACAACGGGCAGGCCCGCAAGACGCTGTACGTCAAGGCCATCCACGCGGTCGACCTGGCGCGCCTCGTGGGCCTCCTCCCGAACCTGGAGGTGGCGTCGTGATCCCCGTCTTCGACGACGACCGCTCGACTGACGCGGAGTACGCGGGGGAGCGGCACATCGACCACGAGCAGATGGTCACCATGCGGGTCGACGCGACCGACCAGTGGATCAACGTGCCCGTGCGGACGGTGCTCGACGACCAGGGGTGGCACTTCGAGATCGGCCCGTACAGCGTGGTCGGCTCGGATGCGACGAAGCTGATCAACGAGCTCGCACACTACGGACGCCAGTCCGGCGAGTTCAAGGCGGTCGAGCGATGACCACCACCGTGACCCCGTCGTACTCGGACTACCTGGATGCCCGGTTCACCCTGGATCACATCGGCGAGCACGACTACTCCGAACTGCGTCTCGCCCTGCAGTGGGTGAACGAGTTCGAGACCGCCGTCCGGGATGCGGTCGCCGCCAGATTCGCGGACCGTGTTCACGCCGACGACGGCCGGATCATCAGCCCCGCCTGGGACGACCTCGAGCAGTGGCAGCAGGACGCCTTGTTCGACGCAGCGATGGTCGGTGCCCGCACGGCCCAGGGCGGTGCGCGGTGACCGCGGCGCTGGTCCGCGCGCTCCCGCGGGAGGACGGCGGCCCGGACGACCAGCTCGATCTGCCGATGAATGTGGTCGACCTCGCCGGCTGGTTCGTCGGCGCGGACGGCGCGCTGATGGGCCAGGTGGTGCTGAACCACAGGGACTTCGCGGAGCCGTACGAGATGGCGCTCCCGGCGGACCGGATCGAGGTGATCGCGTGAGCGAGCCGGAGCGGATGACGACCGCGCAGATCGAGCACGAGCTGACGACGTACGCGGCGACGACGGTGATGGTCACCGCGGACGCGTTGGGCGTGGGCCGGACGCACATGTACGCGGCGGCGCGGAAGGCGTGCGACAACGCGGAGGGCCGCGGGTTTCTGGCGGCGGGTGTGCCGGTGCTGCGGATCGGCGGCCGGTACTCGGTGCCGACGGCGCCGCTGCGCGCCGCGTTGGGGCTGGGGGTGGCGGCGTGAACGGGCTGACGTTCCTCGGGCTGGCTGCTCTGGTCCCGACGTGGCTGTTGATCTACAGCCTGCACGAGCGGGAGGCGGGTCGATGACGCCGGCTGATCAGCAGGTGGACCTGGTCGTCGCGGCGCAGGCCAGGGTTCGCGCGCTGACGGCGCAGGACCTTGTGGACCGCGCACGTTCCCGGATGGAGTCGGTGCCGGGCCCGCTCGGCGGCCCGTGGGATCGGTGTGAGCTGAACGCGGGCGCGGCGACCGCGCTGGCGCAGGAGCTGCTCGACGAGCGGGCGGAGCGCCTCCGCATCGCGGGGCGGGTGCACAACCTGGCCGGGGACCTCGAGAAGTTCCTGACGCAGTGGACCGCGGACGACCTGTCGGACTTCGGCCTGGTGCAGCAGGTGGAGACGGTGATCGAGCTGCTGCAGAAGCAGGTCGCCGCGCTGAAGGCGGTCGTCCGGTGAGCGCGGAGGCGCAGCTGGCGCTGGCGGTGCTCGTCGCGGGCCTGCTCGTCGTGGCGGTGTTGTCGGCGGCGATGGCGGTGCTGCAGCGGCGCGCGGACCGGGCGGAGGCCGAGGCGGATGCGGCGGTTGAGGCGCGTTTCGGCCGGGACATGGCGGGTCTCGCGGAGGAGCAGCACCCGAGATGACCGGGTTCCGGGCGCACGAGCTGGTGAAGGTGGCCGGCGCGTTCGGCCACGTGATGAGGGGCCCGTTCAGCACGGGCGGTGCGCGCCGCTGGTCGGTGCGGATGTTCGACGGCCGCGCCGTGCTGGCGCGGGAGGACGTGATTTTCAGCGCCGAGAGGCGCAACAACGACGAGGAGCTGTGATGAGCAGGAAGACGATGAACCGGCTGTGGGTGGCGGCCGCTGGCGTGTTGGTGGTGGCGAGCTGCGCGGTTCCGGCGTGGGCGGAGCCGGCGCCGATCGACGACGGGTCGGGCCCGCGGTCGGTGGGCGCGCAGATCGACGACGGAAGCGGCACGCCCGGCCCGAGCTTCGACACTCCGGTGTCGATCCCGAGCGTGGGCGAGAAGCCGGCGAAGCCGGATGACGACGCCACCGAGGAGGAGGTCGAGGCTTACGAGAAGGCGCTCGCCGCCTACGAGGCGCAGGTGCAGGCCCGCGACCGCGCGGCGGCGCTCGAGCGTGCCCGGCAGATCGCGAAGGAGTACCGCGAGTGCATCGCCCGCGCGAACCCCGACGAGGTGTGCTGATGACCCCGGAGCAGGAGATCCGGCTCGCCGCCCTCGAGGTGGCGTGCGACTGGGCGGGCGACCACGCGCTCGAGGGCCGCGGGCATCCCGGCCCGGGTGCGGTGATCAACACCGCGGAACGGTTCGAGCACTTCATCGCGAGCGGGCAGACGGTGCTGCCGTCACGGTGCCGGTGCGAGGAAGACCCGGAGTCGGCGGTCGGCGATGTGTACGACGTTCTGTCGCACGACGGCATGGATGCGCTGAGGACTCGCCTGGCGGGCCCTACTCCGCTGACCGACGCCCTGCACCGGGGCCTCGCATGACCGCCCCGGTGCAGGGCGAGACGCGACGGACGCGGCTGACCGACCGCGAGGTCCAGTCCCTGCGGAAGATGATCGGCTGGCGCGAGGACTGGATGGGGCGGGCCCGCCCGCGCGCCGAGCGCGCGCCGGAGGTCCAGGAGCGCGAGACCCGGATGCGGGCGTGGTTCGCCGCCGAGGGCATCGACCCGTTGCAGCCTCTGCCGAAGGGTGTACGTCCGCGGGCGATGGAGGCGCTGGGCATCGAGTCGGTGGAGGCGTTCGCGTGGTCACTGCGGAACATCCGGGACCGAACGGAGCGCGCGGACCGGCGGGCGGGGCGCCCGCGTGACCCGGTGGTGGTGAAGCGCATCGAGGCGATCGAGGCGTACTTCGCGGCGGCGGGAATCGATCCGCTGCGGGCGTTGCCTCATGGCGCGAGGCGGGATTGCGCGGCCGCGCTGGGCATCACGTACGTGCAGGTGCAGCACGCCATGACCCGGATCAGGGGTGCGCGGTGATGGGGAGCTTGCTGTTCGCCGGATGGGTGTTGTTCGCGCTGGTCCTGGGCTGGCTGTTGGAACCGGGGCCGAGCGGCCCGACGAACACGGGGCTGGACGTGCTGCCGCCCACGAACGACGAGGAGGACGAGAGATGAGCGACGACAAGATGATCGAGGAGGAGAGACCGCGGTGCTCGACGTGTACGGGCGGCTCGCGATGCAGACCGCGGTGGCGAAGGTCGTGAAGGGCGAGGTCGACGCGACCCGCGCGCTCGCGGCGGCCAGTCTGCAGCCGGGGGACCGGCGCGCGGCGCGGCACGACGGAGTGAAGCTGGGCGCGGTCACCCTGACCGACCCGTCGTGGCAGGCCGCGGTGACGGACCGGGCCCGCGCGCTGCTTCAGGGCGCCGCGATGCCCGAGCTCGGGGGTGCCGCATGACCGCGACGACGCAGCCGACTGTCTACGAGGCGTTCGCCGCCGTCATGGGCGCCGTGCAGGGCATCCGCAAGGGCGAGCGCGCCGAGAGCGGCCCGGCGCGGTTCAACTTCCGCGGCATCGACGCCGTGATGAACCATGTCGGCCCGGCGCTCCGCGAGCACGGCGTCGTGATCGTCCCGACCGCTGAGCACATCGAGGTCGAGCGGTACCCGACGAAGTCCGGCGGGCAGATGAAGAACGCGACGGTGCGGATGCGGTACACCGTGTTCGGGCCCGCCGGGGACTCGTTCGCCGGGGTCGCGTTCGGTGAGGCCGCGGACGCCGGGGACAAGGCGGTCAGCAAGGCCCAGAGCGTGGCGTACAGGACGTTCCTGCTGCAGGCGTTGACCGTGCCGACGGATGAGCCGGACCCGGACCTGTCGGTGCACGAGCGCGCGGCCAGACAGGACGCGCCGCAGTCCGCGCCGCCGGATCCGCTGCAGATGGCGAAGGACCGGCTCGGCGCGGCGTGCCGCACCGCGGGCGTGGCACCGCAGACGGTTATCGACTGGGCGATCACCCCGTCGGGGCCGAACGGTGGTGTCGCGCTGAACGTGTGCACGGATCCGAAGGTGTTCGACGCGCTGGCGAAGCGGGTGCGGGACGGTGGGTTCGCCGAGCCGACGCCGGATGAGGCCAAGGCTGCGGTTCAGGGCGAGCTCGGCGGAACCGAGGTGCCGGCATGAAGCTCTACAACGAACTCGAGCCCGGAATGGTCGTCGGCGCGGCCTTGCATCTGGATCCGTGGGGTGAGCACGCCCCGATGGGGCAGGGGGTCGCCGACACGGTCACCATCGGCATCGACCCTGGCTGGGTGGCCGGTAAGTCGCTCTCTGGCATGTCGTCGCCGGACGGACTGCGCGAGCTGGCCGCGCATCTTCTGGTCCTCGCGGACCGGTTGGAGGAGTCGTGACTGCCCCGCAGGATCTGCTGGCGCACGGCCGGATGCAGCGCGACGACGCGATGCCCCCGAACCGGGTGGTGCTCGCGGCGGCGAAGCGGCTGCAGCAGGCGTGCGAGCTGGTCCTCGACGGAACCCCGGCGACGGACCTCACCGTCGACGCGCCGCCGTGGGACGACGTGCCGGCGGAGCAGCGAGAGACGTGGCTGTGGCTGGCCCGGGTAGCGCTCGGAGTCGAGTCGTGACCGGCGAGGTGCTGAACCCGGTGGACATCGAGCAGGCGATCCGAGGGATCGCGAACCGCATCGCGGCGGGCGTGAAGGTCTGCTCGGACCGCTACGAGGCATTTCTCACTGCGGACCGGGACTACGACCGGGCGTTCGCCGGCGCCTACCTGGCCCACGACGGCGCCGCGCACGAGCGGAAGTACGCCGCCGAGCTCGCCACGCACAAGCAGCGGGAGACCCGTGATGTCGCTGACGCCGCGTACCGGTACGCGGACCGGCAGCACCGGGCCCTGCAGGACGAACTACGCGCCTACCAGTCGGTGGGCGCCTCCATCAGACAGATGTACGCGGTCGCTGGCCGCGGAGAAGGAGCATGACCATGGCGAACGAGACCACCCTCACGATCATCGGGAACCTCACGGCCGACCCGGAGTTGCGGTTCACGCCGTCGGGTGCCGCGGTCGCGAACTTCACCGTCGCCGCGACGCCGCGCACGTACGACAAGGACACGCGGGAGTGGAAGGACGGCGACGCGCTGTTCATGCGCTGCAGCGTGTGGAAGGAGCAGGCGGAGAACGTCGCCGAGTCCCTGACGAAGGGCTGCCGGGTCATGGTGTCGGGCCGGTTGAAGCAGCGGTCGTACGACGACCGGGATGGCAACCGGCGCACCGTCGTGGAGCTCGACGTGGAGGAGATCGGCGCGTCGCTGCGGTATGCGGTGGCGAAGCCGGTCCGCGCGGCCCGCGGTGGACAGCCGGCGCAGCAGCGTCCCGCGCAGCAGGACGATCCGTGGGGTTCGGCCCCGGCCGGCGGCGCGTTCGGCGGCTCCGACAACACCGACCCGCCCTTCTGACCGCCATGTACGGAACGAGAGCGCTCAAGGAGGCGCAGGCGGATAGCGAGAGGGCGTGGCGTCGGTTCTGCCACGCGGTGCAGAACGGCGGTGTGCGGGCGGTGGAGGCGGCGGAGCTGGATCTGCGCGCGGCGTGGCGTCGGTTCGACCGGGTGAACGCTGCGGCGTCGCTGGACGAGAGGTGGGCGGCATGACCATCACCGCGACCGACCTATTCGCTGGCGCTGGCGGGAGCTCGCAAGGACTCTCCGACGCCGGCATCCACGTGGAGATCGCCGCGAACCATTGGCCCACGGCTGTCGCGACGCATCAGAAGAACCACCCCGGGACCGAACACCGGACGGCGGACCTGTCCGAGACCGACTGGCGCTCCTTCCCGTCGACGGACATCCTGTGGGCGTCACCGTCGTGCGTGTGGCACGCCCGCGCTGGCGGCCGGAAACGGCCCCCGGCGGAGGTGGAGCGGTTACGCGCCGACGCCGGTGCGATAGACCGGGCGACCGCGTTCGCTGTCATCGAGGCGGCGGAGGTGCACCGGTACCCGGTGATCTTCTGGGAGAACGTGCCCGAGTTCCTGAAGTGGTCGCTGCATCCGTGGTGGCTGGAAGGGCTCCGCACCCTCGGGTACCGCACCGACGGGGAGATGATCCTCGACGCCGCCGACTTCGCGCACGGGCAGCACCGGCTGCGAGCGTTCGGCGCCGCGACCCTCGACGGGGTCGAGCTGGACCTCACGCCGCCCGAGCTCGAGCCGGTGTTCGCCGCGGACATCCTCGACCTCGACCGTGGGAAGCCGGTGGAGCGGCGCTTGTACGTCGCCGACCAGATCGACGCGATCACCGAGCCGGGCGTGCCGCACCTGGTGACGTACCGCCGGAACGCGCGGCCGCGCCGGGCCGATCGGCATCGGCTCGCCACGGTCACGGCCGGCGGCAACCATCACGCGGTGGCGACCGTCGACCACGACGGCCGGCAGTGGCACCGGATGCTGACCAACCGCGAGTGCGCCCGCGCGCAGGGCTTCCCGGACTCGTACGAGTTCGTGGGGAAGTCGGAGGACGTGAAGCGGCAGATCGGGAACGCGGTGCCGGTGAACGTGGCTCGGTGGCTCGGTGAGCGCGCGGCCCTGGCCCTCGGCGGAGCGGCGGTGGCGGCATGAGCCAGATCAAGCCGCGGCCGGACCGCCTCGCGAAGCCTGTCTCCGCGCGCGGCCCGCGCCGCCCCGAGGGGTTCCCCCGCGCGGTCCGTGAGCTGATCCTCGAGCGCGCAGGCGGGGTATGTGAGCTCTGCGGCGCCCTGCCGGTGGATCAGGTGCATCACCGGCGGCCGCGGGGGCTCGGCGGTACGTCGGACCCTGCGGTGAACCGGGCGGCGAACGGGCTCGCCCTGTGCTCGTGGTGTCACGACGTCATCGAAGGCCGGTCTGTGGAGCACCCGCAGCTGGGCCGGGTCCGTGGGTCGCGCGCGGAGTCGGAGCGGAAGGGCTGGCTTATCTCGCGGCTGTCGGTGGACGGGCCGTGCGAGGTGCCGGTGTGGACGGCCGTGGGGTGGGTGCAGCTGTCGGACAGCGGCGCGAAGAGACGAATCGAGGTGCCCTGATGGTGTGGTTCAAGGTCGACGACGCGCTGCACTCGCATCCGAAGGCGCGGCGCGCGGGTCTCGCTGCGATCGGGTTGTGGGCGCTCGCGGGGTCGCACTGCATGGCGTACCTGACGGATGGGTACGTGGAGCGGTGGGTTGTGGAGTCGTGGCCCGATGGCGTGGCGCTCGCCGGCCGCCTGGTCGATGCGGGGCTGTGGGACACCCACCCGGACGGCGGCTGGATGTTCCACGACTGGCGGCTGTATCAGCCGACGAAGGCCCAAGTGGATGAGGACCGCCGGAAGGAGCGCGAGCGTAAGGCTGCGTGGCGCGAGTCGAAAAGATCAGGGACGGACGGTGGGCGTCCCGGTGGGACACCTGGCGTCAGTCCGGGGGGCGGTCCCGGTGGGCGTCACGGTTCCCCGACCCGACCCGACCCGACCCGACCCAGCACGCCTAACGGCGTGCTGCCTGACGCGCGCGCGGACGATGGGCGTCCCGATGGGACAACCGCGTTCGGTGATGGCACCCCGATCCCGCCGGAGCCGGACGACGACCGCGCCGAGCTCATGCTCGTCACCGACGACGCGCCGGTCGTGGAGATCGCCAGCCGCGCCCCGAAGGTCCACGTCGGCTCGTCGGTGCTGACGCTGGTCCGCCAGCACGTGCCCGCCGGGATCCCGAAGGACGTGCAGCGGAAGGTCGCCGAGCAGGCGCAGCGGATGGCGAACGATCCGAACGTGGACCGCCGGGACCTCGAGGCGGCGCTGACGGAGTGGGCCAGAAGATCCGACGCCGGCCCGGGGCTGCTGCCGCACCTGGTGGCGGATGCGGCGCGGGCACGGCAGGGCGGCAAGGCCGGGGCGGCCAGACCGGAGCACAAGACCAGGACCCTCGCCCGGCTCATCGCCGAGGAGGAGTCGAACGACCAGAAGGGGATCTCATGACGGTGGATCGGGCGGGCGCGCTGCGGGTGCAGATGTTCATCACGGGCTGGCATACGCGGACGGCGCCGCGGGTGGACGACGAGGACGCGGTGAAGTTCGTCGCGGACGTGTGGGCGAAGGCCCTGAACGATCGGCGGGTGTCTCTGGCGGATGCGTTGGCCGGTGTGGAGGAGCGGGCGATGGCGGATCCGTCGGCGTCGGCTCCGGAGTTGGCGGAGGTCATCGCGGCTGGTCTGCGGGTGCGGTCGCGGCGGGTGAACGCGGCCATCGACCGGCGGGCGATCGGTGCGGGCTCGGACGGCGCCGAGGTGTATCCGGCGACAGCGCTCGCGGTGGTGTGCCCGGAGTGCGAGGCGCCGGCGGGGGAGTTGTGCCGGATCGACGTGGATTCGGGCCGGGTGATCTACGCGCGGAGGCCGTGCCGGTCCCGCACGGAATCGTGATCGAAATGTGTTCTCGGACAACAGGTAGCGGCCGTTGGGCCGATAGAATGGAAGGACCGGAGGTGGTCGGAATGCGAAGAAGCTCAAGGTTTTACGCTCCAAGTGGACTGTCGTTCGCGGAGGAGTCGGTGCGTGCGGATCGGCATCGGGCGGCGGAGCAGGCGCTCCGTGACGCGTCGAAGGTGTCTGTTGAGGGTGTGTGCCCGGAGTGCGGCCGGAAGTGTCGCCAGGAGGCTGCTGGGGCCCCGGAACCGTGCTTCCTGTGCGTGCACTCGCCCCGCGGGACGCGAGGTGCAGCATGACCGCCCCGAAGCTGGACGTGCAGCCGGGTTGGCGTGGCACCGAGGATCTGACGGACGCCGCTCCCGCTCCGCTGGAGCCGGAGGGGTACGTGACGGTTCCGGGGTTCGGGAAGTGGCTCCCACGTGGCCTGAAGTACCTGTTCGAGCAGATCGGCGTGCCCGAGGGTGGGTGTGCGGTGATGGAGGCGGTGGACGCGGTGCTTGAGAATCGGCAGCCCGCCCCGCTGGACCCGGGCAACCCCGAACACCTGCGGCAGGTCGCGGAGTTCCTGACGCACGTGACGGCGACGTTGGCACTCCACGACGCTCAGGCCGCCCTCATCGACGCCGAGAACGTCCTGTATCGGCAGGCTGAGCGCCTGGACCGCGAGCGCGCCGAGGCCGAGCAGGACGCCGCCGACCGTGAGCGGGCCGAGGAGTACGCCCGCACGCGGTGGGAGTTCGATACACCCACCTACTGGGAGTGCGTCGACGCCTACCTCGCCGGTATCCGTGCTGAGCGTGCACGCCTGGAGGTGGGACAGTGAGCGCTCAGAAGTTCAAGCTAGGCGACCGAGTAACTAACCGCTTTGACGAAGGCAAGGCGGTCGGGTTGATCACCAAGGTGATCAATTCCTACCTCTACGAGGTCGTACGGAGCGATGCCGGACTCATGGAGTTCGACCTACAGGTTGGCGACGACCTGGAATTGGCCGATCAGGAGCGTGTCTCGTGAGCGCCGTCGAGGACCGTCTCGCCGCCACGCTGGCGAAGCACCAGTTCTCCTACTTCAACGAGGTGGACTGTCGCTGTGGATGGGTTGCAGACCTGGGGGATTGCTCCCTGGCGCAGGCGCACGCCGCCCACGTCGCTGCCGTGATCGCCTCCTCCGACGACCTCGCCGTCATCGAACTGCCGAAGCCGAACGAGCGTGAAGACGACGACACTGCGACCACCTGGGGTGAGGCCTACAACAACCTGCAGGTGGGCGTCCATGACGAGTACGCGGATCAGGTGCAGGTGTGGGTGGACTACGAGCCGATTGAGCCGTGGAGTCCGCGTGAGGCCGTGGAGTTCGCCTCGCATCTGCTGGCTGCCGCGAAGGCTGCGGAAGGGGTGACCAGCGATGGCGAGTGACCCGACCGACCTCATCCGCGAAGCCGACGAGCACCACTACCTCGCCGAGTGCACGAACTCCGACTGCGCGGGCTGTGAGTGCGCGGCCTGCGGCGACGACTGGCCGTGTGAGGTGCGCCGCCTGCGGGATGCGCTCGACGCCATGCGCACGGAGCTGGCAGAGATGACGCTATCCCGTGCCGAACTGGCCGACGAGGCGCAGAAGCTGCGGAACTGGCGGGACGGCGATGCGCGACGCGAGCGCGACGAGGTTTCCGCTGCCCAGGCCGACCGGGATGAGGCGCTACAGCAGCTCGCGGAGGTGAATTTCGCACTGGCTGAGGCGAACGCAGCGGTACGTGCTGAGCATGCCGAACGTGCACGGTGGCAGGACCAGCAGCTCTGCACCGCCGTGGAGGCTGAGGCCGCCCTGGCTGAGGCGAACGCGACCATCGCGCGCTTCAAGCACGAAGTCAACATGATCGCCGCTCACCGAACCGACTGGGACGACAACGGACCCGAGCACGACGAGTGGCTGGCCTCCCTCGGGGAGAAGCGTCTCGGTGGACCGAACATCGCCTACCGGGGCATTCAGTACGCCGTGACGCGACTTCGCCGCGCCATCGAGGGGCCGCAGTCATGAGCGACGACATCCGAGTCCGGGCGGCGCGGCTCGCGGTTCGCCTGCGAACCTGGGGACACCGCCACGAGGCGAGCCTGATGGAAGATCTGGCCGAGGAAGTGGGTGCTCTCCGCGCGACGATCGAGGATCGCGACGATGCCCTCCTGCGGGCGGGCGGGGACAACCTGCGGCTGGGCCGGATTGTCGAGCGGGTGCAAGAGCTGGCCGACACCTACGGGTACACGCCGAACATGACCAGCGCGCACCACGAGATCGCGGACCAGATCACCCGTGCCATCGACGGTGCCCCTGATCCGCGCCGGGTGGAGACCGCCGAGGAGTTGGACGCAGCCCCCACCGGTCAGCGAAACATGTGGGACGGCTTCTGCGACGACTGTGAGTGCATCCACTGCAAGCCGATGGACTCGGAACCTTGGCACGGAAAGGCATCATCGTGACCTGGCTCATCGAACACCTACCGCGCATCCTCGCCGGAACCCTCGTGCTCGGCACCGCATGGGCGGCGCTCGCCGGGATCGTCGTCGCCGTCACCCCTGACGTTCCCGGGATGCGCCGGCGGATTGTTACCGGCCTGGTTGCCGTCCCACTCGCAGCCCTCGCATTCATGTTCATCGTCGCCGTGATCTACATGCTCACAGCGCTCGGCGGGTACGCGGTCACCGGCGACTGGCGATGGTGGTGGTGATGGCCCCTATCTGCGAGTTCTGCCACTTCGACTACATCGACCGCACGGACCACTCGGACTGCGGCCCCGACGCTGAGGAGACCACCGTGACCGAGTCCTGGGCCCCGATCCCCGACTCCGCCCACTACGAGGTGTCCGACCTCGGCAACGTCCGCTCGGTCACGCACACGAGCATCGCGAGCAACGGCATCCCCCGCACCATCGAGGGGAAGCCGATCGCCCGCCTCACCACCGAGAACGGTTCCCCGTACGTGTCGATCCGCCGGGACGCCGCTGTCCGGCCGACGAACCGGCGCATCGCCGCGCTGGTCCTCGAAGCGCACGCCGGCCCCGCACCGCAGGGCGCTCGACCGCGGGTGATCAACGGCGACCGCAGCGATGTCCGCCTGGCGAACCTCGAGTGGGCGGGACCGAAGCCGCCGAAGTCGAAGACGCCGAGGGTGCCGCGCGCGGCCACGAAGCGACCCGCCGCCCCGGCCCGCGCGCCCCGCCCACCGAAGCCCGCGCCGCCGACCGAGGTGGTCATCGACCTCACCGGCCTACCGATGATGTCCCCGAACGGCCGCCCGAACCACTACGCGCGCGCCCGCGACACCCACACCATCCGCCACTCCGTCGCCTGGCGGGCCCGCGCCGCCCACATCCCAACCGGCCTCGACCACCTCACGATCGAGTACCACTACCGTCCCGCCGAGGACCGCTACGCCTGGGACGCTCGGAACCTCGCGTCCGCCGGCATCTGGAAGGCGGCTCAAGATGCCCTCCACGCGCACCGCGGCCGCAGCAACGGCCCTACCCATCCGATCGTCCACGACGACAGCCCCAGCTTCATGACCGAGGTGGGGCCTACTCAGCACCCGGCCCGTAAGGGTGAACTCGCCGCGACGTGGCTGGTCATCCGCTGGACCGTCAACACCGAGAAGGCGAGCTGATGACCCAGACCAACGTCGACGGGTTCTTCATCACCCGCGCCGAGCAGGACAAGCTGCTCGAGCGCCTCACCGTCCTCTCCGAATGGCTCGCTGACGCGCTCGACGCCGCGGTCACGTGCCAGACGGTGCGCCCGGCCGGTCCCCGCGGCCGCAGAGCGAAGCGCGGCGCGACCGAGGACGACTCGAAGCTGCCGTACAACGAGGTCGCCAGCAAGGTCGCCGAGGTCCTCGCCGACACACTGAACGCCTGGGTGACCCACACCACCACCCAGCGGCAGTTCACGCACCCCGGGCGTCTGACGGTCAAGGCCGCCGCGAAGTGGCTCGGCACCCGCCGCCACGTCACGGCCCTCGCCCTCACCGAGGACGCCCCGGCGGCCTACGAGGAGATCTTCTACGCCTCCGACCGCGCGCTGCGTACCGTCGACCGCCGGCCCCTTCCGAGCTACGTCGGGGCGTGCGAGGTCTGCAAGGCCGACCTGTGGGCGCGCCGCGACGACGACGAGATCCTGTGCAAGGCGTGCGGCCTCGTCGTGCCGCGCGAGACCCACGAGCGGCGCATCGACGGCGAACTCCGCGACAGGCTGTTCACCGCGCGCGAACTCGTCGCGGTGGTCGACGCCAGACTGGGGCTGACGATCAAGCCGAAGACGGTGCACGATCTCGCGTACCGCGCGCGCCGGCCGATCCCCGTGAAGGGCTACGACCGGCAGACCGGCGTCCCGCTGTACCTGTGCGGCGACGTCATCGACGCGCTCACGCCACGCCTGCATCACCGCACCCGGACGCGCAACGACACGCGAACGGGTACTTGACACGCACACCGAACGGGTCTGCGGTAGGCTATAGCCGTAGGCGAGTGGACCGTGAAGGTTCCTCGCCTTTCGTGTACTTCCGCCCCGGGCATCGTCACCCTCGGCGGACGCTGCCCCGACAGCCGCCAGCCAGCGCACGGGCCAGCACGATCTCCCGGCCGGGTGTCGCACCGTCACCTGTTGCGGTCAAGCACCCACCACGGCCCCTCCGCAGTCACAGCACCGCACCCCGACCGCCCTACTCCGGGCCGGGTGGCGCTCGGGGCTCGGGACGCTGCACCCGCCGGGGGATCACACCAGGCCGCACCTACCCGCGAGTAGCGGTGCGGCATTCCTGCTGGTGGCACTCAGGAAAGCGCAGGCCGCACGATGAGCACCAAGCACGACGGCGAGTGGCATGAGCCCACCGCAGCGGTGAGGATGAGCAGGAACGGCTGGCCCATCGAAGCCATCCACGACGCCATCCTCACCCCCTGCAAGACGATCCGCGCCCAACTCCACCGCGCCGAGGTCGAATCCCAGGGCTACATGCGCGACCACATCGTCCGCTCCAAGCTCACATGAGCCGCTGGAACGACGGCGGACGCTACCACGGAGGCTTCCCCACCTCGGTACGCCGTGAGGCCCGCCGAACCCTGCCGATGCGGTGCGCACGATGCGGAGCCGACAACGCACCGCTCGAGCTCGACCACATCGTCAACGCGGCGGCCGGCGGCACCAACGACCTGACTAACGCCCAGTGGCTCTGCACCGACTGCCACGCAGCGAAGACCAAGACCGAAGCCCTCCACGGCGCCACTGCCCGGCGCGCCCGGCTCCGACTCCCCGTCGAGCCGCACCCAGGACTCGCCCCAAGACCCACCAACACCCCGTCGAACACCACGTTCGACACACCACCGGCGTTCGACCCAACCCCACCCCTGGGGGAGGACCCCGAACCCCGATCACGCCAGCGCCGGGACGTATAGCACTCCGGATCCTGCGTGCGTCGTTCCTGGTGTTTCGCCACTGCTCGTTCCTAACCGCGGCCCTGGTGGCTGCGTTGATCCCCCTGAGACCCTGGAGGTCGCCGTGGATGCTGAACCCGATGGACTGGATGCGGCCGGCCGGAAGCTGTTCGCCGCGATCACGTCGCAGTACAAGTTGCGCGCCGACGAGCTGCGGGTCCTCGAGGATGCGTGCTTCGAGGCGGATCTGATCGACAGCCTCCGTGAGGAGCTGAAGGATCAGCCGACGCTGGTGCGCGGCTCGCAGGGCCAGAAGGTCATCAACCCGATGATCTCGGAGCTGCGGCAGCACCGTGCGACGCTGTCGAACCTGCTGAAGCAGCTGCGTCTGCCGGATCCGGCGGACACGGCGGAGGCGCGGTCGACGCAGGCGCGTGCGGCTGCGAACGCGCGCTGGCAGAAGCGCACGGGGTAGCTGGTGGCGACGACGCTCAGCGCGGGTGTCGCGACGAAGGACGACGACTCCTACGCGGCACTCCGCGCGCCGGCCGACTGGTACTGGCACGAGCTCGAGGGTTCGTCCGGCAGGGTCGCGCCAAAGCGGCGGTGGGAGCCGGTGAAGATCGGCCCGACGTGGCAGACCGTCGGCGGCGGCTGGGTGCTCCCGAAGCTGACCCTCGGCTGGCACATGCTCGGCTGGTGCGGGATGCGGCTCCGTGGCCCTGACGGCGCGGAGCAGGTGTTCACACTCGAGCAAGCGCGGTTCCTGCTCTGGTACTACGCCGTCGACGAGAACGGCCGCTGGCTGACGTCGAACGCGGTGCTGCAGCGGCTGAAGGGCTGGGGCAAGGACCCGCTGGGCGCGGCGATCGCCGCGTACTCGGCGTTCGGGCCGTCGATGGTCGATCGGATCGACGACGACGGCACCGTCCACGGGACGCAGAACCCGGCGGCGTGGGTGCAGGTCGTCGCGGTGTCGCAGGAGCAGACGAAGAACACGATGAAGCTGTTCCCGACGATCCTCCCGCCGGAGACGATCCGGCGGTACGGCATCCAGATCGGCCGGCTGAACGTGTGGGGCCTCGGCGACACGGTGCAGATCGAGGCGATCACGTCGTCCCCGCTCGCCGTGGAGGGCGGACGGCCGACGCAGGTGATCCGCAACGAGACGCAGAACTGGAACAGCTCGAACCAGGGCCACGACCTCGCGGGCGCTGTCGACGGCAACGTGGCGAAGTCGCCGCGGGGCACAGCCCGGATCCTCGACATCTGCAACGCGTACCGGCCGGGCACGGACTCGGTGGGGGAGCGGACCCGGGAAGCGTGGGAGAACGCGTGCGCGGCCGGCATCGACATCGGCCTGCTGTACGACTCCCTCGAGGCACCGCCGGACGCCCCGCTGACGGTGGAGGAAGCGCCCGCGGTGTTGGAGGCGGTCCGCGGCGACGCGTACTGGCTGGACACCGCGTCGGACGGCGAGATCCTGAAGTCGATCGCGCGGACCACGAACAGCCCCAGCGAGTCCCGGCGGAAGTGGTACAACCAGATCACCGCGACCGCGGATGCGTGGATCACCCCGCAGGCGTTCGACGTGCAGGCTGTGCCGCAGATCGTGGCCGACGGCGAACCGGTGGTGCTGTTCTTCGACGGGTCGAAGTCGGACGACTCGACGGGCCTCGTCGGCTGCAGGCTGTCCGACGGGTTCGTGTTCACCGCCGGTGTGTGGGAACGTCCACCGGGCCGCGAGGTGTGGCAGGTGGACCGCGAGGCCGTCGACCTCCGTGTCACCGAGACGGTGGAGCGGCTGAACGTGATCGGCCTGTGGGCCGACCCATCGGACGCCCGCGACGACGAGACGGGTGAGCGGTTCTGGGAAGACCTCCTGGACCGCTGGGCGCGCCGCTGGGGTCGCCAGTTCACGATGCACGCGGTGAAGACCGGCGACGGTGCGCACCCGATCATCTGGGACATGCGCTCACCGGCGCACCAGAAGCTGTTCGTCGAGCACGCCGAGCGCGCGATGACGGACATCATGGAAGGCAACTTCCCCCACGACGGGCACAAGAAGCTGGCGCAGCACGTGAAGAACGCGCGCCGCCGGCCGTCGAAGTACGGCGTCTCGCTCGGCAAGGAGCACCGCGAGTCCCGCCGGAAGGTCGACCTCGCGGTGTGTGCGGTCGGCGCCCGGATGATGTGGCGGATCCATCAGGCCGCGCAGGCGGACGCGAAGATCCGCACGAACCAGGCGATGTCGATCACGCGAAGGAGGTGGTGATGCGGAAGCAGGCCGCAGTGGACGCCGCACGGCAGATCATGTCCGGCGCGCGCGCGTGGGAATCGCACCGCCTCGACAGGATCTTCCGCGCCATGCAGCCGGCGCGTGACTTGGCGCTGAGCCCGTCGGCGCTCGACGTTCCGGTGTCGTTGCAGCAGTGGGAGAACGCGGCGGGCGTGAACCCGCTCGACGTGATCGTGCCCCCGGATGCCCCGCCCGCGATGCAGCGCCTCGCGGGGAAGTCGCGCACGAACTTCCTGCCGCTGGTGGTCGACACCTTCGGTCAGGTGATGAAGGTCGACAACTACCTCGCGTCGGACGGGGAGAGCACCCCGGCGGCGTGGAACGACTGGCAGCGGAACCGGTTCGACGCGCGGCAGACCGGTGTGCACCGGTCCGCGCTCACCTACGGCGCCAGCTACGTGACGGTGCTCCCCGGCGACGACGAGAACGGCCCGGCGTGGCGCGGCGTGTCCCCGCGGAACATGACCGCGATCTACGCGGACCCCGACGACGAGTGGCCGATCATGGCCCTCGAGGTCGACCGCAAGCTGGTGAAGCTGTACGACGAGACGAACGTGTACTACCTCGGCGCGGAGAACACGCCGACGGACCTGTTCGGCGCCCCGAACTGGGCGACCGTCGCGGACATTGAGTTCATCGAGGCCCGCGAGCACGGCGTCGGCCGCTGCCCGGTGGTGCGGTTCCGCGACAAGATGCTCCTGGATGGCGAGGAACAGTTCGGCATCGTCGAGCCGCTGATGACGATCCAGCAGCGCATCAACGAGACGAACTTCGGAATGCTGGTCACCCAGTACTTCTCGGCGTTCCGCCAGCGGTACGTGATGGGCTGGTACCCGGAGAGTGAGCTCGAAGAGGCGCGGGCGTTCGCCGGCGACACCTGGCTGTTCAAGGACGCCGACGTGAAGGTGGGCCAGTTCGAGGAGAGTTCGCCCGAGTACTACATCAAGTCGAAGGCGTCCGCGATCCAGGATCTCGGCGCGATCTCCCAGCTCCCCATCCAGAACTTCGGGTCCGACGGCATCAGCAACATCAGCGCCGAGACCCTGTCCGCGCTCGAGACCGGCATGTCCCGCAAGAGCGACGAGATCACCACCAGCTTCGGCGAGTCCTGGGAGCAGGCGTTCCGGCTGTCGGCGTACATCTCCGGCGACACCAAGGGCGCGCAGGACTTCGGCGCCGAGGTGAAGTGGCGCGACGTCACCGCGCGCTCGTTCGCGCAGACCGTCGACGGGCTCGGCAAGCTCGGGCAGATGCTCGGCGTGCCCGACGAGATCCTGTGGGAGGACATCCCCAACTGGACGCGGGAGAAGGTCAAGCGCGCGCAGACGATGCGCGAGAGCACGGACCCGCTGACACGGATGTACCTGGGGAATCGTGCGGTGAACGATGACGCAGCCGGCGGCGGCGAGTAGCTACCTCGCAGCCGCGGGCACGCTGGACGTCGTCGCGTTCCAGCGCGCGCAGGCCGCGATCGCGCAGGGGATCGTGACGGTCACCGGCCGCGCGATGCAGCGGCATGGCCTGCCGACAACGCCGACGGCCCGGGCGCAGATCGTCCAGCGGATCCTCCCCACGGTCGTCGCGGCCCGGCGGTCCTCGTACGAGGCGGGCGCCGCGCACCTGCGGTACGCCGCCCGGACCGCGGGCGCACCGACCCCGGTGCCGGCGCCGATCGCCACCTACTCCCGGGACGTCCTCGACGAGGCGATCGAAGCCGCCGTGGAGAAGACGGCCCCCCGCGGGCGTGTCCGCGTGACCGAGGTAGACCCGGCCGTACTGGACCAGGTGTCCCGCAGTCGCCCGCGTGTGCGCGTCACCGTCGCCGCGACCGTCGCGAAGCACGCCCAGGCCGCCGGTCGCGCCGTCGTCGCGGACACCGCCGACACCCTCGGCGATCAGGTCGGCTGGGCGCGGGTGCTCACCGGCGCCGAGAACTGCGCGTTCTGCGTGATGCTCGCGTCCCGCGGGCCCGTGTACAAGACCGCCCGCGACGCCCAGCATCGCGGCCGCAACCAGATCGACGACACGTACCACAACAACTGCGACTGCGTCCCCACGCTGGTCTTCAAGGGCCGCGACTGGGAGGGCCGGGAGCGGTTCGAGCTCGCCGAAGACCTGTGGACCGAGGCCACGAAGGGCTACCGGCAGAAGGACGCCCTGAACGCGCTCCGCCGCCAGCTGGCCCGCGCCGAGCGCGAGGGCTGGACCCATCAGCAGCTCCTTGACGTGCTGCTCGAAGAGAACGCCCCGTAGAAGACTTCCCCGCCCAGGTGGCGGGGCCGAGTAACACCCCCGAACGCCCAGGAGGCAATTCCCCATGACCGCTCCGACCGAACCGACGGCGCCGGCCGCTCCCGCTGCTCCCGCAGCAGCACCTGCAGCGCCTGCAGCTCCCGCGGCGCCGCCTGCGCCCCCCGCACCGGCCGCGAGCGCAGCCCCCACCCCTGCACCCGCCCCGCCGGCCGCGCCGCAGCAGCCCGCCCCGGCCGAGCCGCAGGACGACGTCCCGGACGACTGGCCCGAGTCCGCGAAGGCCGCGCTCCGGAAGAAGAACAACGAGGCCAAGAACCTCCGTGACCGCCTGAAGGCGCAGGAGCCGATGGTCACGGCCGCCCAGGAGGCGGAACGCGCCAAGATGAGCGAGCTCGAGCGGGCGACCGCGGACAACGAGGCCCTGCGTCAGCAGCTCGCCGCCCGTGACACCGAGGTGCTGAAAGTCAAGTACCAGCTGACCGACGACGACCTGGAGTTCATCGGCAGCGGCACCTTCGAGGAGCGGTCAGCGCGCGCGGAGAAGTTCGCGGCCCGCGTCCAGGCCGCAGGACAGGCGACCCCCGGTGGGCCGCCGTCGAACCGGCCGCAGGTCAACCTGCGTCCTGGCGCATCACCCGACGCCCCGGTGGTGGAGGACAACTCGTATCCCGCGTCGTGGGGCTTCCAGCCCCCGGCACGCACCTAGGAAGGACTTCGTCACCATGGCGAATGAAGCAAAGCCCCTGTTCCGACCCGGCGCCAACGTCACCGCGGTGACGACCGCCGCGGTCACCGGCAAGACGTTCGTCGGGGTCTCCGCGACCCGCGACACCGACTCCGGCCTCGTCAAGGTCGCCCCCGCCACGGGCGCGGCCAAGCCGTTCGGCGTCGCCGGGTACGACGCCGCGTCCGGCGCGACCCTGCCCGTCCTGCGCGGCGGGATCCTGTTCGTCACGGCCGGCGGCGCGATCGCTGCGGGCGCGCAGGTCGAGGTCGGCGCGGGCGGGAAGGCTGTGACCCTCGCGTCCGGCGTCGCCGTCGGCGTCGCCCTGGAGACCGGCACCGCCAACAACGACGTGCTCATCGCACTGGACATCTGAGAGGAGCTGAATCATGGCTAACACCGCATACTCGCAGGAGTACCCCCTCGGGTCGCCCGCCGTGGTCGGCAACAGCCTGACCGTCGACCTGATGCTGAAGCAGCCGACGCGGATCAACGCGTACCTGTCGAACATCGCTCTCAAGGGCTACTTCGCGGAGCGGATCTTCACCAATGGCGGCGGCGTGTCCGGCGGCGCGCTGGTCTACGACCAGCTCACGTCGAACGACCTGTTCCCGACCCGCTCGGTGCAGGAGGTCGCCCCGGGCGCCGAGTTCCCCGAGGTCACGTTCGACCGGCCCGAGCCGAAGACCGCGCAGGTCAAGAAGCTCGGCGGCAAGTTCCGCGTCACCGACGAGGCACGCGACCGCAACGACCTCTCGGCGATCCAGAACGAGGGCGTCAAGCTCGGCAACGACGTGCAGCGCCAGCTGCACACGCGCGCCCTCGGCGAGCTCGAGGCGTCGCTCACCGCGATCGGCGCCGACGGCACCATGGTCGGCAAGTCGTGGGCCGACGCCACCGCGCTCACGATCTCCACGGAGAACAAGGCCGCCCTTCCGGCCGCGGACCTCGCGGAGCTCCGGCGCCGTGCCGCGGTCAAGGAGCTCGGCTCCGAGTTCAACCTCCTGGTGCTGCACCCGAACGAGGTCGCGAACCTGTCGATCATCTACGGCGACGCCGAGGGATGGCTGCGGGCGCAGGGCTTCGGCCTGGCGGTGTCGAACATCGTCACCGCCGGCAGCGCCTACGCGGTGTCCGAGGGCCTCGTCGGGCAGGTCCGCTACGAGCAGGAGCTCCGTACCGTCGCCTTCCGGGACGACGCCACGGAGTCGACGTGGGTGCAGACCAGCATCCGCCCCGTGTTCGCGGTGACCAACCCGTTCAACGCCATCAAGATCACCGGGCTCGCGGCCTGATGGCTGAGGCGAAGCGGACCGTCCGCGTCGGGTCGATGGCGTACGTCGACCCGGACGGGCGGACCCGGCGCGCGGACTGCGGCGCCGAGGTGTCGGTGCACCAGGACGACGCGGAGCGGTTCGACATGCTCAACGTCCTTCCCGGTGACCCTGCGCCCGCTGAGCCGCCAGCCGCGAAGCCGCGCCGCACGAAGGCGGCAGGCAATGGCGACGGGTGACCCGTACGCAGGGGTCTCCGACCTCGAGGCCCGCTGGCGGCCCCTGAACGACGCTGAGACCGCGGTAGCGACCACGCTGCTCGGTGACGCCTCGTACTGGGTCCGCCAGTGGTTCCCCGCGGAGACCGCGCAGATCGACGCCGGCGAGGCCGACGCCACCGGCGTGAAGATCCTGGTGTGCACCATGGTCAAGCGGGCCATGATCGCGCTCAACGACGACAGCAAGTCCTCCGAGACCGAGATGTACGGCCCGTTCATGCACGTGCGCGCCTTCTCCAACCCGTCGGGGAATCTGTACATACTCGACTCCGAGTGCGACATGATCCGCGGCCGCACACCCGGCTTCAAGTCCCTGCGGATGAACGGCGCCTGGTGAGCTTCCGGTTCGGCGAGTCGATCCGCATCACCCGCCCACCCGACCGGGATCGGTTCGGCGACCAGCCCGGCCAGCCGACCGAGACCACCGTGACCGGAGTCGGATTCGCGTTCAGCTCCACCAACACGAAATGGCCGCTCGACGGCGAGGACCTCGCCGAGAACGAGGCCATGCTGTTCCTGCCCGAGGGCACCGACATCCGAAAGGGCGACACCGTGACCCGGGTCGTCGACGGATCGACGTGGCACGCGGTGGGCCGCCAGCAGTGGAACGGGTCGGTGCACCCGATGACCGGCTGGAGCTCGGGCATGTTCACCCAGAAGGTGCGGGAGGCCAGCTGATGGAGTTCGAAGCCGACTACGCGGGAATGGGCCGGTGGCTCCGCGGCCCCGAGTCCACGGCGATCACCCGTGCTGCGGGGGAGCGCGCGAAGGCGATCTACCAGAGCGTCGTCGCCCGCCGAACTGGCCAGCTCGCCGAGTCGGCGACGGTGAGCATGAGCCGGGGTCGCAACGGCCGCCCGGTCGCCACGCTGACCGTCGGTGGCACAAGCGCCTCGTACGGCCTCGCGCACGAGTTCGGCGCCGACGGCGGAGTGCAGACCGCGCACCACGACCTGCTCGTCACCCTCGGGATGCTCCGATGACGTGGCAGCCGCCCGCCGGGTACGTCCGCCGCACACCGGATGTCGAGGCCCTCGTCCTCGACATGGTGCAGCCGCTCCTCGACGTCGGCACGCCAACCGGGCGCGCGGTCACCTGGTGGCCGGACGACGCAGACAAGCTCATCGCGCTGGGGGTCCCACTTGCCCGGGTGCGGAAGATCCCCGGCATCGTCGAACTCGAGGGCCGCCAGATCCAGGCCAACGTGCTGCTGACGGTGCGCACCGGATCCCGATCCGAGTCGTGGGACATCCTCACGTACCTCGGCGACGAGCTCACCCGCCGCTGGCACAAGGGCGGAATCGTCGACCGCGAGGACGGCTCACGGTCTGCGGTGGCGCGCCTCGAGGTCGACGCCGCAGATCAGCAGCTCCCCGAGCTCGATCCCGACTTCCGCGCGGTGTCGAACTACGTGACCCTCACGCTGATGCGGCGCACCGCCTGACCCACCCCTGAACGAGCACCGGACCCGCCTCGGGCCCGGGGTTCCGTCATGCCCCCGCGGGGGCGAAACCCCTCGAAGGAGAATCCATGACCACGCAGACCCAGCTCTACAAGGACGCGCAGAACCTCGGCGTCCTCGTCGCCCAGGACATCGCGATCCTCGCGAAGCCCTACGTCAAGGGCGCCCTCGCCCCAGACCCGCTGTTCGACGCCAACGGCATCGTCGCGAACTCGCTGGCTTCGTACGCCTCGTGCGGCGAGATCGAGCAGAAGGCTGGGGTGAAGATCACCCCGGACGTGAAGTACAACGACATCATGGGCTACGGCTCCCGCGCGCCCCGCCGCCGTCTGCTGCAGTCCGAGGGCCTCGGACTCGACTTCACGCCGCAGGAGGTCCGCCGGATCGTCAAGGAGATGAACGGCAACCTGCAGGCCGGCGCGTTCGAGGCCACGACCACCGGCGGCGTGCGGTGGAAGAAGACCGCGGGCTCGATGCCCCGTTACTGGTCGGTCTTCCTGCTCGCGGAGGACATCAACGACGAGACCCTCGAGCCGATCTACCAGTGGTGGCACTTCCCGAAGCTGGGTCTCGACAAGCCCGGCGCGCAGTCGCTGACCATGGACGCCGCATCGGAGTCGCCGACCACGCTGACGCTGCTGCAGGACGGCGACAACCTGTACGAGGCCGGCATCGACGGCCCCGGGTTCGCCTCCATCGCGGCGGCGCTCGGGTTCGGCGCCGACACCGCCTACGTCGTGACCATCAGCGGCACCCCGACGGGCGGAACCTGGACGTACACCATCGGCGGCCAGACCACCGCGGGCATCCCGTACAACGCCACGGCGACCGCGGTGCGCTCGGCGATCGAGGCGCTGTCGAACGTCGGTGCGGGCAACGTGCTCGTCACCGGTTCGGCGGGTGGCCCCTGGACGATCACCCTCTCGGGTGTGTCCGGCGTTCCCACCGTGTCCGGCGCGGGCCTCACCGGCGGCACCTCGCCGACGGTGACCATCGCCCCGGCGTAACCCCCCTGATCGTCGGCCCGCGCCGTAGTTCCTCCCCCGGCGCGGCGCGGGCCGGCATCCCAGCACCATCCAACGACCGGGGGAACAGCCGAGGGAGGCAACCGTCATGGCATCACCCACCAAGAAGGCGCCGGCCAAGAAGGCGCCGGCCAAGAAGGCCGCGCCCCGCACCGCCGAGCAGCGCAACGCGGACAACGTGTCCCGCTTCGCCGAGTTCCGCGCCCGCGCGCAGAAGATCCGCGAGGACGGCTCGATCCCCGAACTCAAGCCCTACATCGTCACGGCCGCGGAGCTCGACGACGGCATCGACGCCGACGTCGTGCTCAGCCCGCCGACGACGCTGGCGCAGCGCACCGCGCTCGACCGCGCGATCCGCAACAGCGACTTCGTGTCGATCGTCGCGATCATGGGCGGCGAGGGTGCACTGAACCGCATGGTCGCCGCGTTCGACCGGATCGCGGACGACGTGAACGACGCGACCCGGCTGTTCGCAGGGTTCGGCTACTCGGTGGTCAACCACCTCAACGGCAAGGGCGCGGCCGATGTGCCGGGGGGTACGCCCGCCTCGTAGACACCATCGGTGGCTACGGGGCGCAGATCCGCGCTGACCTGCACCGTCACTACCATCTCGACCTCAACGAGTGGCTGCGCGGTGAGCGGGACTGGCGTGACCTGTTCGACATCCTCGACCAGTTCCCCGTCGGCTCCTCGTACCTCGCTGCGCTGCAGGAGGACGAGGAGCTCGCCGCGGACATGCTCGTTCCCGGGTACCGGCCGCCGAAGCCGACGAACGAGCCCCCGCCGTTCCGCGACTTCGACGCCCACCGCTACGACATGGCGCGGCTGACCGCGATGATCGAAAGGCTCATCGCGGTCACCGCGCACGCCGAGCCGAACGGCATCACGGTCGCGGTACCGGTGCCCGCGGTGGAGAAGCTCTACCGCGGGAAGGGCCTGACGAGGCTGCGCGCCTCGGTGGCCCGAGCTATCGGAAGCGGCTGACCTACTGCCAGCTGACGCGGTATCTCATCCGAGCGGTGCCCTTCTATGCCTGATCCGGGCAGAGGGAGCCGTCGTCTACGGCCGACGCGATCACGTCTGCTCGGTAGGTCTGCGACAGCGATCCCGACCGTCGAGCGACGATCTCCGCAGCTGTCATTCCGCTGCGCATGGCGCTGCAGTACGCCCTGCCGAGGTCGATCTGCGACTGGGCGATGTCCGGGGAGCTCTGCGGGTGCCCGAGCAGGCCCATATTGGTGAGGAACACGGTTTCGGTGGGGGAGTACCCGCCGGCCCAGGCGGTGCTGGTGCCAGCTCCGAGCGGAACTGCTGCAAGGACGATGAGGGCGGTGATTGCGATCTTCTTCACCGCGCGAGTGTACTGCGCGATTCAGGCCCGACCGCCGCGAATCCGAAGCTGCAAATTGATTGTGTAGCAGAACAACTGAATATGGCATGGCCCCGCGAGACTGGTGTGCTCTCGCGGGGCCTCCGCATACCTGCAGGAGGTGCTCGTGGCGACGTACTCGGCCGGCTCGGCGAAGATCGACGTCTCCCCCTCGCTCGAGGGCTTCGCGGAGAGGTGCCGCGCGGAGCTCGAGCGGATGCGCATCGAGTACACCATCGACGTCGATGCGGACGTTTCGCTGGCGCGCGCACAGCTGGAGGCGTTGGCGCGGGAGCGCACTGCGCGCATCCGGGTCGAGCTCGACGGCGCCGAGGAGGCCGAGGCACGTCTCGCGCTGCTCGCCCGGAACCGCACCGCGCACATCAACGTGAACGTCAACGGCGGCAACTTCACGCAGATCAACAACAACATCACGAACATCACCAACAACGCGGGCCGTGCTGAGCGCGGCCTCTCGTCGATGGGAGCCGTCCGGTTCGGCGGCCTCGCCGCGGCGATCACCGCGCTCGTCCCCGCCCTCGTCGGTGCGATCGGCGCAGCGTCCGCCCTCGGTGGCGTCCTCGCCGGCATCGGTGGAACCGCGGCCGTCGGCCTGGCCGGCGTCGGCGACGCCTTCAAGGCGATGGGCGACGCCGCGAACACCTCCGCGTCGGACGCCACCGCTGCGGCGAACCGGATCACCGACGCCCAGGACGGTGTCCGGCGCGCGCAGGAGGGCGTCGCGGACGCACAGCGCGACGCCAAGCAGGCGCAGGACGACCTCAATGACAGCTACGAGAAGGCGTCCCGCGCGCTCCGCGACATGAACGATCAGCTCGCCGACGCCGAGCTGTCGCAGGAGGGCGCCGAGATCGCGCTCGCCCGCGCCCAGGAGGCCCGCGCGAAGACCTACGGCGACGGGAAGTCGACCGGTCTCGACCGCGCCGAGGCCGACCTGCGGGTCAAGGAGGCGCAGCAGCGACTCAAGGAGGCGAAGTCCAACACCGCCGACCAGCGTGAGGACACCGCCGAGGCGAACGCGAAGGGCATCGGCGGATCCGACATCGTCACCGACGCCCAGCAGAAGAAGCTCAAGGCCGACCAGGCCCTGGTGAACGCGCAGGCCGACCTCGCGAAGTCGATGCGTGACCTCGCCGACGCGCAGAAGGGCGCATCCGCCGGCGCCGACAAGTACGCCGAGGCGCTCGCGAAGCTCTCGCCGAACGCGCGGGACTTCGTCACGCAGATGAAGGCGCTGGCCCCGGAGTGGAAGAACCTGCGGCTCGCGGTGCAGGACCGCATGTTCGACGGGCTCGGCGCGAGCGTCACGCAGTTCGCGCAGCAGACGATGCCCGGCCTGCGGACCACGATGACCGGGATCGCCGGGTACATGAACGGCGCGTTCAAGGACACCCTGAGCAGCCTGTCCGGCGCGTTCCAGCAGATGGCCGCCGACGGGACGATGCAGCGGTTCATCGACGGCATAGGCGGCGCACTGCAGGGCATGGCCCCGATGGTCACCGGCCTCGTGCAGATGGTCACCGACGCCACCGCGGCGGCTGGTCCCGCGCTGGGCCAGTTCTTCTCGGTCCTCGGCACCACCCTCGGGCAGCTCGGGCCGTCGCTCGGGCAGATCGGCGCGCAGCTCCTCAACGCGCTGACGCCGGTGCTGCCCGTGCTCGGGCAGCTGATCCAGGCGATCTCGACGGGCCTGGGCCCGGCGCTCGGCCCACTGGGCAACCTCATCGCGTCGCTCGGCACCGCGCTCGTGCCGCTGGCGAAGCCCCTCGGGGACCTGATCACCGCGCTCGCGAACGGTCTCGCGCCGATCCTCCCGTCGCTCGGGAAGCTGCTCGGCGATCTCGTCGCCGCCGTCGTGCCGCTGATCGACCCGTTCATGCAGCTGCTCAACGCGATCCTGCAGCCCCTGATCTCGATCATCAGCACAGTCGTCGCGGCACTGGCGCCGTTCATCCAGCAGCTCGCGACCGCGCTCAAGCCGGTCATCGACGCCATCGCGCCGGTGCTCGCGCAGGTCGGCCAGACCATCGGCACCGTTCTCGCGCAGGCGATCAAGGACCTCACGCCGGTCATGGTGCCGATGATCGAGGCGTTCTTGAAGCTGGTCGAGGCGTTCCTGCCGATGCTCCCGCCGATGCAGGAACTGTCGATGAAGCTGCTGCCAATCCTCGTCGAGGGGATGAAGCTGATCCTGCCGGTGATCACGGAGCTGATCGAGTGGTTCACCCGGTTCATCGAGTGGCTGATGCCAAAGGTGGTCGAGGGCCTCACCCAGTTGGGCAAGGACTTCGACGGCCTGACCGATCGGGTCAGAGGCTTCATCGACGACGCGAAGGACCGGTGGAACAACTTCGTCGACTTCGTCAAGGGGCTGCCGGGCCGGATCTCGAATGCGGCGTCGGGCATGTGGGACGGCATCAAGGACACCTTCAAGGGCGCCCTGAACTGGATCGTCAGCGCGTGGAACGACTTCCACATTTCGATGAAGGTCCCGGACAGCATCCCGATCATCGGCGGCAAGGGCTTCACGATCGACACCCCGAACCTGCCCTTGTTCAAGGCTGCGGGTGGTCCGATCGCGGGTCCGGGCGGGCCGCGCGCCGATCTCATCCCGGCGATGCTGTCCGACGGCGAGTACGTGATCAACGCAGCCGCCGTGGCGAAGTACGGCGTCGGCATGTTCGACGAGCTCAACACCCAGCGTTTCGCCGACGGCGGCGCTGTCGGGCGGCAGACCGCCGAGGGGTTGAACCCCGGGGCCGACCAGCTGCGCACGCTGATCATGCAGAAGTGGCCCGAGATCAAGACCATCGGGGGCCGCCGCTCCGAAGACGGTTACGGCGAGCACAGCTCGGGCAACGCGATCGACGTCATGATCCCGAACTACGGGACCGCGGAGGGGAAGGCCCTCGGCGATGCAGTCTTCGCGTTCCTGCAGCAGAACGCGACTGCGTTGCAGCTCAACGGTGTCATCTGGCGCCAGAACAGTTACGGCTACGGCGGCTCTCTGACCGAAGGCAAGGCCATGTCGGACCGCGGCTCGGACACACAGAACCACATGGATCACCTGCACGTGATCCTCGGCGCGGGGCGCGGCGCGAACGCGGCCCCGGTCCCCGTCGCGGCCGGACTCACCGCCGAGCCTGAGAAGCCGAAGACCGTCGACGGGCAGAGCACCGACGGCGCCTACAACCCTGCGGCCCGCGAGGCACAGGACGGTCGCGACGACCCGCAGAAGTACACCCCGCAGGCCACCAACACCACGACATCGACAGGGTCCGGCCCGAAGTCGTGGTCCGACGTGGCAGGCGCCTTCGGCGAGGCGTTCGCGAAGGGACAGGTCTCCTCGCTCCTCAGCGTCTTCGGGGTCCCCGACGCGATGCCGCCGATCCTCACGGCGCTCGGCGACCTCCCGTCGAAGATCATCAAGCGCGACGAGAACTGGAAGCCCGCGGGCTTCGGCCAGCTGACTACGCCGACCACAGGGGCGGGCGGGACGCAGACGAACCCCCTCGGCGACCTCGTCGGGAAGTTCATCCCCGGTCTGGACACCCTCGTCGGTGGCGCCCAGGCTACGCCCAGCACCACCGGGGCCAGCGCGGCACCGACCGCGGGGCCAGGCGGCGCGCTGCCGCTCACCGGCCAGCAGGGCACCCCAACGACTAAGACCCCCGTCGAGACGCTCACCAGCACGTTGAGCGCGCCTCCCAACGCGGGCTACAGCGGCGGCGAGCAGGCGACCCACGACACGGTCTATGCGGCGTTCCGGCAGGCCGGATTCACCGACGAGCAATGGCCCGCGATGGTCAACATCATCAACCGCGAGTCGGGCTGGAACCCGAAGGCGAAGAACCCCAGCTCGACCGCATACGGGCTCGGCCAGTTCCTGGACCAGACCTGGGGGACGGTGGGCGGCACTACCGATGACGTCGGCCAGCAGGCGTCGTACATGGCGAAGTACATCAAGGACCGGTACGGTGACCCCGACAAGGCGTGGGCCTTCTGGCAGGCCAACGGGCACTACGCCAACGGCGGCCTCGTGTTCGGCCCCGGCGGCGGACGCTCCGACCTCGTGCCCGCCTGGCTCTCGGCCGGCGAGTACGTCGTCAACGCCGCCCAGGCCGCCCTGCACATGCCCGCCCTCGAGGCGATCAACGCGGGCGCCCGCGTCACCACGCCGATGCCGCCCACCCCGGCAGCCTCGACGCGGTTCGCGCTGCAGAACCACGACTCCGGTGGCCGCGGACAGGCCGCGACCGTCAACTACAACATCCGCACCGCGACCGTGGAGGACGCCTTCTTGCAGGCACAGACCCGCCAGAACCAGGACCGCGCAGCACAGATCGGAAACCTGTAGATGAACGAAGCGACCATCGAGATCGAGTCGTCCCGCGGGTACGCGAAGCTCTCGGGCCCGAACGGCGAGTTCGGCGAGCAGGGCCTCGAGCTCGACCAGTCCCCAACGGGCATGTTCAGCACCGAATTCACCACACGCACCGTGTCGGGGAACTTCGAGGTCGGTGGCCGCGTCACCGGCCAGACGGTGCCGATCCGGCAGATGGTGCTGCCGATCAACTGCTACGAGATGCCCGGGCAGAGCATCGAGAAGACGATCTCGAACCTGCGGAAGCTGTTCGGGTCGCCGCTCGACCGCCGGAAGGTGAAGTGGACGTACACGTCCGAGCTGTCTGGCCCGCGGTGGCTGATCGTGCAGCTCGCCTCCGAGATCAAGCTGAACCCGCAGCGGGACTGGAACATCGACGGGTTCGCCCGCGCCGTCGTCACCGTCCTCGCCGAGCAGCCGATGTACGAGTCCCCGGAGGACGTGCAGACCTGGACGAACCCGAACGACCGGTTCATCGTCACCCTCAAGAACGGGCTCCTCGGCGGCCCGCAGGGCAACTTCACCCTGTCCTACGGCGGGCAGACCACCGGCAACATCGCCGTGACCGCCACCGCGGCGACGATCAAGACCGCCGTCGAGGGACTCTCGAGCGTCGGCGCCGGGCACGTCACCGTCACCGGCGCGGCGGGCGGCCCGTGGACGTTCGTGTTCAACGGCGTCACGGGCACGCTCACCGCGAACGGCGCCGGGATGACCCGCGGCAGCGTCAAGGCCGAGGGCGCGAGCATCGGGTACTTCACCATCGAGAACCCCACCGACCAGATCCAGTGGAACGAGTGGGACTTCGACCCGGGGCAGTGGCAGTTCCCCGATTTCAGCTTCGGGCAGGAGCGCCTGTGGAAGCGGGCGGCCGGCGTCGACGCGGCCCGGATGATCGTCACCCCGCCCCTCACCGGGCGGCTGAGCGTGATGTGCGACCCCATGATGGACCCGTACATCGGCGAGGCACTCAACTCCGTCGCAGGCGATTTCAACGGCGTGATGCCGATGTACGGGGTACCCCCGTACACGCCCGAGACCGTCGTCCCGATCGTGTGCAACGCCGCCGCCGGGGCGCAGGCGATCCTCACACAGCGGCGCCTCTGGTCCGCCGAGTCGGGGATGGAGTAGCGCCATGCCACCACTGCTCGAAGCGTGGGTCGACACCCGCGCACCGTTCCCCGGCGGCACCCTCGCCGACTTCAAGGACTGGTCGCGGACCATCCGGCGCACCCGCATCGCCGAGCGATCCGAGCGGCCCCTCGTCCGGTTCCAGGACGGCGACTACAACTACCGCGGCCGGTCGGTCGGCGAGATCAGCGGCACCGCGTCGATCAAGCTCAACGACGTCGCCGCGCACGTGATCACCCTCCCGATCGACTTCGACAACCCCCGCAGCACGTATATCGCGCACTGGATCCTCGACGAGGAGTCGCGCGGCACCCGCAACGTGCACATCAGCATCGACAAGAACGGCGGGCGCATCGCCGGCCGCCTGCAGAAGGCCACCTGCAAGCGGTCCGAGAAGGGCGACGTCGTCGTCGCCGAGTTCTTCGACGACATCTACGAGCTCAAGAACGTCGAGATCCAGCCCAACCCGTTCCTGCCCGCGATGCTCATCCAGCAGCCGAAGGTGTGGTTCCTGTTCGACAAGAGCATCCACGGGCTCAAGCTGACGCTGATGTGCAACCTGCTCAGGTTGCAGCTCACCAACATCGACCTCGGCGCGTTCCTCGATCTCCTCGACCCCGCGAACTGGAACGCACAGCAGCTCCTCGAGCTCTGGCAGGAGTGCCAGATCGTCGTCGTACCGTCGGCGTTCCTCACCGACGTGTCGCCGCCGACGCTGATCATGGGCGCCTTCACCGACTTTCTCACCGTCGCGCAGCCGATCCTCGAGGACGCCGAGCAGCAGATCATCACGTGGCGCTGGTTCGAGGGCGACCCGGAGCCGTGGCCCGGCGCCGGCACCGGCTGGCGCAACGGCACCCTGTTCGTCGACATCGTCGACAAGAGCGGGTACCTCACCGGCACCAGCTTCGGCGGGAACCTCGTCACCGGCCTCGTGCGCGGCATCGCGAACTACACGTCGAACTACGTCGAGGACTCCTACGACCTGTTCACCGGCGAGACCACCGAGTCCACCGGCTACGACATCGCCGGATGGCTCGGCACCCACAAGAGCAAGCCGTACGTGATCTACCGCGACGGCATCGTCAACGGCCTGCAGACGGCCGACTTCACCCGCACCCAGGGCGGGGCCTGCCAGATCACTGTCGGCGGCCGGTCGATGCCCGGCGTGAACGAGGTGATCTCCGCCGCGATCAACTACGGCGGCGACGTCCTCGGCGACAACATCAACTGGCAGGGCTATGGCATCGGGTCCCTCGGCGGCCTCATCGACTCCGTCGCGAACCCGATCTACCGCGACTCGATCCTCGCGTACATGCAGGTGCCGCTGCTCCTGCGCGCGCACGACCAGGGCTGGGGCCATTACCTCGAGACCACCGCCAACGGGTCGATGCAGGCGTTCACCCCGTCCGCGGTGATGGCGCTCCGTGGCCGCAAGCGCGAGACCGACCCCGACGTCGCGTTCACCCTGACCGTCGAGGACTGCTCGCCGTGGCTCATCGGTGACCGCGGCGAGGGGCACTGGTGGCTCGGCGACCGCGTCGGCGCCACCCTCAAGCACCTCGGCGCGAACGTCTACATGTCCCGGTGCCGGCAGCTCGACCTGTCCTGGGGTGACGGTCGGGACGCGGCGTGGCAGGGCCACTTCGGGCAAGTCCGCACCAAGCAGGACGCCCTCGACAAACTCACCAAGCTGGTCGGCCAGGCGATGTCCGGCCTGCAGACGATCGGAGTTCTCGGATGACCGAACCGCTCAAGCCGACGACGAAGGTCCCGGAGCTCGACGACCTCGAGGGGCAGCGCGCGGCGCTGGTCGGCGCGCTGTCGTCGGCGCTGATCACCTCGAGCGAGGTCCCCACGATGACACTGGCGCCGATGTTGCAGCCGATCGCGGATCAGCTGCTCGCGTACGGGGTCCGGCAGACCGACGCGATCGACCCGGACGCGGTGCACGCGCCGTCGTGGCTTCGAGAGGGCGCGCAGGCCCGCGCGGTCGAGGTGCCCGAGCAGGTGAACCACCACGCGGTCGAGACGGAGGAGGTGCAGGCGCGGGTCGCTGAGGCGCCGCCGATCCCGAAGAAGGTCCCGAAGGCCGCCTGCGCGGCGAAGGTCGTGGCCGAGTGACCTCGCCCAACCTGCCCATCGGCAGCAGCGACATCCCGCAGGGCGCGTTCACCCACACCGGGATCGCCGGTGTCCTACAGGACTACTCGGCCGGGAAGTACCGCAGCACCGTCGGCGGCCGATTCCCGAGCATCGTCGGCGGCACCCCCGCCGGATCCCCGCTGTCCGCGATCACCCCCGTCGGCATCATCACCGGCATCCTCAGCGAGTTCATGCGCGTCGTGTCGAACTCGACGTCCCACGACATCAGCCACCCCGCCGACCTCGACGACCTCATCCACGACTTCTTCCAGGGCCTCCCGCTCGTCGGGCAGTTCGTGGACCTCCTCGACGCGATCTTCGGCACCTACGACGGCGACGACCCCGTCCTGCTGCAGATCAAGGCACTATTCGCGTTCCTGCGGCCCGACGGGAAGATCGACGCCGGGAAGCTGTTCGGTGAGCTGCCGCAGCACATCCTCGGCGTAATCACCGCCCTGGTGTCGAAGTTCACCGGCGGCCTGATCGAGCTGGGGCAGCTCAAGCGCCCGGAGCCCGGCCAAGAGCGGAACTGGCTCGAGTCGTTCGACAAGCCGGAATCGGTGCCCGCCGGGGACGGGTTCGAGCACGACGCCACCGTCGGCCGGACCCGGCTCGGCTCGGCGAAGCTGACGTTCGACGGCGCCGAGCACGTGCGGACCTCCGACCCGATCGAGGTCGCGGCCGGCCAGCCGCTCGACATCGGCGGGTACGTGCGGTTCGACGGCTACACGGGGACGGGCGGCCCGGCCGTCGCACTGCGGGTGCTCGCGTACAACTCGGGGGACCAGCTCATCGGGTCCCAGCAGATCGGCACCGTCACTCCGTCCGGCGCGACGTCGGCGGACTTCGAGACCGTGATGCAGGCGTCGTGGACCGCGCCGGCGAACACCGCCTACGTGTACGTGCGGATGGAGGGCCTCGCCGCTGGCACGGCGGGCACGGCGCACTTCGACGACCTGTGGCTGCGGATGCCCGCGCAGTCGTTGCCGCAGCAGTGGGTTGAGGGGCTCACGTCGGCGTTGTCGAACCTGGGCGACGGGATCTCCGACGCCTGGAACTTCGTGCAGAACGTGATCGACAAGTTCATGAACGGCCGCGGGATCCTCGGCAGCCTGTTCTCGCTGTCGCACTTCGAGACCGAGGTGGCGAAGGTCTTCGGCCCGGGGTCGAACATCCCGAAGAACCTGATCGACGGGCTCGACGATGCACTTGATCTGCTGCTGCCGAAGACGGACTGGTCGAAGTTCCTCACAGGCTTCACGGCGGCGGGAAACAACGGCACCGCGCCGTCGACGGGCATCCCCGCCCTCGACGGGCTGATCAACGCGTTCCTCGGCGTCCGCACGAAAGCCACCGACGCGAACGACACGGCATCGACCGTGCAGGGCACCGTGCAGGTGCAGGCGGTCACCGTCGGCGTCGTCGACGGGTTGACCGTCGTGCGCACCCCGATCACGAGCACGCAGACCTGGACCCGGGCCGCGATCCCCGCGGGCTGCACCGAGCGGGTGAAGACCGGTGTTGGTCTCGTCGCGTCCGGGCAGGGCGGCGGGCGGGGCACACCGCGCTCGGGAAACGACCCGTACAGCGGCATGGGCGGCGCCGGCGGCGCGGGCGGCGGGTACGTGTACGCCGAGTTCACCCCGGACGAGGTCGGCACCTCGCAGCTCGTGACCATCGGCGCCGGCGGCGCGGGCGCAACCAGCATGTCCACGTCAGGCGCGTTCGGCGGCATGACGTCGTTCGGATCGCTCCTGTCGATCGCGTCCGGCGCGGGCGGTGGCATCCCGACCAGCGTTGGCGTTGTCTACGGCGCCGGATCGGCGGGCGACGGGGGGGACGGCGGCAATCTCGTGTCGAACGGTCAGCAGCCAGGCAAGCAGGGCGGTCGCGCCTACCTCGTCCAAGGTGGCGCTGCGGGCGGGACGAACGGCGGCAACGGCGGCGCGGGACAGAACGCCCCCACAGGCGACGACGTACTTTCCGGCGGCTCTGGTGGTGGTGGTGGCGGCTCCGACGGCGCGAACTTCGGCGATTCGGGTGGCCGCGGCGGCGACGGCGGTATCCCCGGTGGCGGTGGTGGTGGTGGCGGCGGTGGCGGCTACGGCGGCAATCCCGGCAACGGCGGAAATGGTGGGCGCGGCGAAGCGCTCATCGAGGAATTCTTCCGGTGAAGGAGGAGCGACATCATGGACTACAGCGGCAGGGTGCTCGGCGGCGGATCGCGAGGCTGCGGTTCTACTCCCCGGTGGTACGAACTTCAAGGGGCAACGAGATGTCGCCCACCACGAGCACGTAGCGCCCGTCCGGGGCTTCGGCGGGTATTCCGATCTGTCCGAATAGGAATCCGCCGGAAGTTCCGTCGTGGGTGACGGCCGGCACTGGCAGGGCGATCTCCCCGGATCCGCCGGTCGGGTCGTGAACCGTGACGGTCAGGTGCGCTTGCCGATCCTCGCTGGCTTGGGTGAGAACCACGATCACGGGAACGACGGGCTCGCCGCGGTTTCGCGTCCAGCTGGTGAGGACGCCTCCGAGTACGTACAGCTTGCCCTCGGCGACGCTCGCGGCCTCTGCGAGGAATGCGCCTGTCACGATCACCGCGTCATCGTAGGCGCGCCTGAGACTCGGCGGGGCATCTTCGCATGATGTCGCTGTTCCACGAAGCCTCGTCGGGGTTCGGCGAGGAGGACGTCGTTGAAGGACGACCGTCATGACCTGGACAGCCGAACGCGTGCTGCCTGCTGGTTCAGCGGGCGCGGGCTGGCCCCTCGAGCGAGTCGCGCCGCCTGCCCCTGGAGGTGGCGGGTGGCAGATCGTGCACCAGCTCTCGGGCACGGGCACCACGGTCCTCGACGGCGCGGCCCGGGTCGCACTCCGCGCGTCGGGCACGGGCACGACGGTCGCCGACGGTGCGGCCGCGGTCCTCGCACACCTCGCCGCGACGGGCACGACCCTGCAGGACGGAGGCGCACGCATCCTCGCCCACCTCGCTGCGACCGGCACCACCACCATCGGCGGCTCCGGGCGGCTCGCGCTCCGCGGCACCGGCACCGGCACCACCCTCGCCGACGGCGCGGCCGCCGTCCTCGCGCACCTCCGCGGCCTCGGCGCCACCAACACCCACGGTATGGGCGCCCTGCTCGCGCACCTCACCGGCCTCGCCGCCACCACCGCAGCCGGATCAGGAACCCTCGCGTTCTCCGCGCACGCCCCCGAACGCACCAACATCACCACCACCGGCGCCTACACCTACCCGATCCCCGCCTGGTGCCGGTACATCGACCAGGTGATCATCGGCGGCGGCGCATCCGGCCAGACCGGCGACGGCGCGTTCAGTGGCGCGGGCAAGGGCGGCAACGCCGCCGCCTACGTGGTGCGGACCCTCGAGCGCGGCGTCGACATCCCCTGGTCCCTGTCCACGATCACCGGCACCGTCGGTGTCGGCGGCGCCCGCCCCGCGGACTCCGACAACGCCGGACCGACCAGCGGCGGCGCCACCACCGCCAACTGGGGCAGCGGCAGCATCACCTCCCCGGGCGGCAGCGGCACACAGTCGGGGCAGAACGGCGGCAGCTCCACAGTGACCACCGTCAGCGGCCAGACCTACCCGGCGGGCGCGGGCGGCACCGGCAACGCTGGCGCGGGCTCGGCGCCCGGCGGCGCGGGCGCGGGCGGCAACGGCGGCGTCTTCGGCTCCCGCACCCAAGGCGGCGCCGGCGGCAACGGCCGAGCCAGCTTCTACGCACGACAGACCTAGCCATCGAAGGAGAACACCATGACCGCTTCCGACGCTGACAACATCGCCGTACTCGACTTCGTCAAGAGCCGCGGCAACAGCATCCGCCTGCACTCCGCCGATCCCGGCAAGACCGGCGCCGCGGTGATCGCCACGACCCCCGCGTCGGCGGCGACCACGTGGGGCGCCTCCGCGATGGGCGCGGGCGCCGACACCGGGTACGCCGTCTGCGCCGGCACGGCCGCGCAGTTCACGCTGCCCGCGTCGACGACCGCCACGCACTTCGGCGTCTACAACGGCACGACGTACCTCCGGGGTTTCCCGCTCGACGCGTCGCTGACGTCGAACGCGCAGCCCGTGCCCGTGGACATGACGCCGCGGATGCGGCACCAGGCGTTGTAGCGCCCACCCATCCCCGGCCCCGCGAGCACCAGCGCGCGGGGCTCTCGTGTACCCGCAGGAGCCCCGATGCGCCGCACCGTCAACAGCTCAGCATGCGAGCTGTTCGCCGTGCTCGCCGTCGCGGTCCTGCGCCCCGCCGCCCGCGCCCGCGAGTGGCGCACCGATCACCCCCACCAGCCCAGGAGGCACCATGCCCACACCACCGCTCACCGTGCTGCAGCTCCGCGGCAACAGTGAACCGCTCGACGGGAACATGCTCGACAACGTGGTCCGCAAGCTGGACCCGAAGCTGTTCCGCGTCATCGAGATCAACTACCCGGCGAGCATCGGCCCCGCCGGCGGCGGTGCGTTCAAGCCGTCAGAGATGGAGTCGGTGCGGATCGGCTGCGAGATGATCTCCCGCGAGGTCGCCGCGGCCCCGGGCCCGGTGGCGATCATCGCGTACAGCCTCGGCACGGTCACCCTCACCGAGTGGCTCAAGCAGAACCCGCACGTGGCGAAGGTCGTGTTCGCGGGGCTGCTGGCGAACGCCCGCCGCAAGCCGGGCCGCCAGTACGGATTCCCGCTGCCGATCGGCGGCGAGGGGATCTTCGGGCAGTGGATCGACGATAAGCGGGCGTGGTGTGACATCGCCTTTCCCGGCGACGTGATCACGGCGATGCCGGCCGGGTCGATCCTGCGTCAGGGCTCCGACCTGATCCAGCACATGAGCCTCGTCGACCCGATCCGCTGGGCGAACGATGTCATCGCGAAGCTCCCTGCGGTGGCGTGGCAGCTCGCCGGCACGGACTTCTCGAAGCTCGTGCAGTTGGGCCCGAAGGTCGGTGAGGCGATCGCGGGCCTGGATGGGTTCGCCCGCGGAGGTATGCACACCGCCCGCTACTTCGAACCGCACTGGCGGGACTGGCAGAACAAGCCGATCAGCGCGATCGACCTGATGGCGCGGTGCCTCCGTAACGAGCAGAAACGAGCAGCAGCATGAGTGCCATGCATGGCTATGCGACGTGCTTCCAGCTCCTTCGGGCGATCACATCGTTGATCGTGCCTCCGGTGACTCCGTATTTCGCCGCGAGCTCGTCGCGTGACAGTGCACTCGTTCGGATGTCGCGGACCGCGTCGTCATCGAGCACCGCGCGCGGGTTCCGCACCCCGTAGGTCTGCCGCCACTTGCCGACCATGTCGGCAATGTTGTCGTCATTCGACCCTAGGAAGAGGTGTCGCGGGTTGACGCACAGCGGGTTGTCGCAGGCGTGCAGCACGTGCGCGCCAGCGGGAACCGCCTTGCCGTTGTGCAGCTCCCACGACACCCGGTGCGCGTCGTACTGCCTCCCCGCGACCGTGAACTTCCCGTAACCGACGCCGTTGTCCTTGCGCCCGCCGAGTGCGCCACGCCACGTCCAGCACTCCTTGTCGGACAGACCCGAGTCGATCCGCCGCTCGATCCGCTCGGCCATCGACGCAGTCGCCTTCACGTGGGTGTTGAGCGGTCGGTCTGCGTCCGGGTGGCCGAACTTCTTCCACCGCTCGTAGTGCCCGAAGCAGTACCCGCGCGCGTTGTGCGGGCGGTCGCAGCCGTGCACCTCACATGCCCTGTTACTCACAGTCCCATTTTACCTGAAAGGAGCTCCCATGTCCTGGACCGGAGACCCCGTTTGGCTCGCCGATGTGCTACGCGCAGAAGGCCTCAAGGTGATCGAGCACGACGGATGGAAGGCGCGCGGGCACGGCGACTTCCGCGACATCCGCGGCGTCATTTGCCATCACACCGCAGGCGGCGGCCCGAACGATTGGAAGATCGTGCAGAACGGGCGCCCCGACCTCGAGGGGCCGCTCGCTCAGCTCGTTCTCGAACGCGACGGCACCTACCGCGTGATCGCCGTGGGTGTTTGCTGGCACGCGGGCCGTGGCTCGTGGCCCGGCTGGCCCACCAACGACGCGAACTGGCACACCATCGGCATCGAAGCGGTGAATGACGGTGTCGGCCAGCCCTGGCCCGCTGTGCAGCTCGACGCCTACCGACGCGGCTGCGCGGCCATCGCCCGCAAGGTCGGCTTCGGCGCCGACAAGGTTGCGGCTCACCGCGAATACAGCTCCGAGGGCAAGATCGACCCGACTGGCATCGACATGAACCGGTTCCGCCGCGACGTGCAGGCCGCGATCGCGGGCGCTCCGCAGCCGAAGCCGGTCAACGAGATCGACAAGTACGCCGCCGCGACGCCGTGGCTCGGGAAGCGGATCACCGTCGGCGAGGTCAACGTCGGCAAGGACGGCCGCGGGCGGGCCGCCGAGTTCGAGAACGCGATCGTGTACTGGTCCGCGAGCACCGGGGCGCACGCGGTGCCGCGAGCGGACCAGGCAATGCCGGCGGGCACGTCCGGTCTGCTTGAGGAGTACCAGCGCCGCGGCGGCACCGGCGGCGCGCTCGGCTTCCCGGTGCGGGAGTTCGCGCGTCTGACCGCGAAGGGCTCCGCCCCGGGCGCGGTGCAGGCCTTCGAGGGCGGCGTGCTCTACCGCCGTGATGGTGACCCCCGCGGCGCGGTCGTCGTCGGTGCGATCGGCAAACGGTGGGGCGCCGACGGATACGAACGCGGCCCGCTGGGCTACCCGCTCGACGACGAACAGCCCACCTCGGACGGCGGCCGCGTGCAGCAGTTCGAGCGCGGCACCCTCACGTGGCACCCGTCCGGGGTCACGCGGCAACTCACCAAGGAGGCATGACCATGTCCAACACCTACCCCGACGGCACGACGGCGACCAGCCTGCGCGACGTCGCCACCGACGTCGCCGAGAAGGCCATCAAGACCTTCGCGCAGACGCTGCTGCTGTTCCTCGTCGCCGGCACGTCGGTGCTCAACGTGCCGTGGTCGACCGCGGTGCAGGGCGCCGCGATCGCCACGATCGGCACCGTCGTCCTCGCCCTGGCGCAGACCGCCTGGGCGTCCGCGAACCCGTACGTCGAGGCGCTCGCCCGTGCGTCGCGCACGTTCCTCGCCACCCTCGGCGGCGCGATCCCCGTGGTCGACGGCTCGCACGCGTTCGTGTTCACCGACGTCAACTGGGCGCAGGCCGCGGGCATCGCGGGCACGGCGGCCCTGATCTCGCTGCTCACCTCCGTGGTGTCGCTGCCGATCGGCCCGAACCGCGCATCGCCGAGCCTGGTCCGGTGAACCCGGTGCTCGCGCGGTTCTGGCAGCTCATCGACAGCGAGACGGTTCGCCTGTACCAGGCGGTGATGTACACCTGCTACTTCTTCGCGGGGGCCTACATGGCGTCGTTTGGCCGCGCACCGTCGACGATCCAGCAGGCGATGGGCGAGCACGCGCACTACACGTGGATCGCGCTGATGATCTCCTGCCCGCTCATCGTCATCGTCGGCACCCGCGTCCCGAACAAGTGGTCCGGGCTGTGGCTGCAGCTCGGCGGGAACCTCGGCGTCGCCTCGTGCCTCGCCGCCTACGTCGTCGCGGTCCTGCAGTCCCCGTGGTGGGGGACCGGCGTGTTCGCCGTGTGGGGCTACGTCGGCCTCACCGTGTGCACCGTCGGGATCATCCTGCGCGACTGCCGCCGCATCCACCAGGTGCGCCTACTCGCGAGGGAACTGCGACAGTGAATACGGACCTGATCGTCGGGCTCGGCGGTGGCGGCGTGATCGGCACCGTCCTCGCGGCGATCGTCTCGGCGGTGGCCGGCCGCGGGAAGTCCCGGGCGGAGGCGGCGAAGTTCCTCACCGACGCCGCGGCCGAGCTCACGAACATCGGCGCGTCGCTGACGGCGAACGTCAACACCCAGCTGATCGCCGTGCGCGCCGAGCTCAAGTCGCTCGCGGAGGCGGTAGATCACCTCACCGAGCGCGTCGACGACGTCGTGCCGCTCATCGAGGCTGACCACCCGCAGACCGCGGCGGCGCTGCGGGACGCGAACGCGGCAGTCAAGCGCGCCCTGTAGCCCCTGCCCGCAGACTCGAGCACGAACAGCGGCCCGGACTGCGGACACGAGGCGGTTCAGCACGGCGATCACGTGGACTATGTCCACGACGGCCACCGGCACGCTCCGCACGGGGATCACTACGACGAGCACTGAACCCGCGAAAACGGTGTGCCTCTCATTCGGCAGCTATCTAGACTAGCTATCACAACTACATAGGCGTGAGACGCATCGCGCTACATCGCGGGCGGCCCCTCGACTCTCACCAGTCGAGGGGCCGCTTTCGTTCGTTCACGCAGTCTTCAGCTGTGCTACGTGCACTCGCTGACTGTGCGGCCACCTCTGCACGAGGCCGAGGCGTGTCGCTCGCGCGAGTGCGGATCTCACGGCCCCGGGTTGGTCGTCAGCCCGGACGGTGGTGCTCCACCCTCCGATGCGAACCAGCCACCGATTCATGCGATATAGCGTACGCCTGATTCGCTGACACCGATTGTCGTGGAAGGCGTCCAGGCGTCCAAGCGTCAGCGAGGCAGGCCCCGGGCACGTTGCGATGAGTTCCGGTAGACAGGGGAGATGAACGAACAGCGAGATACAGCGCCCAGGCGTCGTCGCAAGTGGCCGTGGATCGTTGGCGGGCTGGTCGCGGCGCTTCTGGCCTGGAGCATGAGCTGAGCGAACGCTATTGAGCGAGAACTGCACAGAAGTGCCGCGGGGCGTAGACTAAGGGGGAGTTGATTTCCCACCGGGATCCCCTTGGTGCTCTCGGCTTGCTCATCGGAACCCTGTTCCGGATCGGAGCGTCCTCATGACGCATCCACTTCCCCCTATTGCGCCTGTCCCGGCGCGGTTCGAACTGAAACCGATCGGCTCGATCGTCGGCGCAGTCGACGGCGTCTGGTGGCCTCGCTCACGCGACCTGCACGACGAACTGCAGCAGGTGTATCCGCTCCTCCGCGATCGCGTCTGCGGACTTGAGAGGGTGTGCTATCGCTATTCCAACTGGGACGCTGCTCCTCGGAAGGTGCTGATCGACGGCGATGTCGTTCGGCTGGACGGCTACACCACGCAGGAGCTCGACACAGTTCGTTTCGTTGGAATCAAGTCCTCGTTGGTGTGCGCCCTGATCCCTCCAGGCACGGAACAGGAGGTCGCGGAGCTGGCCTCCGTGCTCGCGATGACCGGCGCTCTATCCCAGTTCGCGCACGCCTTCAACGTGAAGGCGGCCGAGACCACATCGAGGCGCCATCAACGGCAGGACGCTGAGCGCGTGTGGGACAACGAGGGCGGCCATGCACCACCGGCGTCCCGAACAGCTCCGCCCGTCGCTGAGGTGTCGCCATGAACAATCACCTGCGCATGGATCTGGACCCCATCACGACCTACCGCAACCTCGACGGGTCCGTCGAACGCTGGTGGTCGGCCCGCACACTGACCCACCGCCAGGTCACCATCGAGACCACGATCAAGACGCTCAACAACAGCGCCGGCGACATCTCCGCCGCCGACGTCGAACTACTGGTCACCGACCAGAAGTCGCCGCGACGAATCGGGATACCGATCGCCGTCCTCGACAGCGTCATCGCAGCCCTGACCACGGCCCGCGACGACGCGCGGACGGTCATATCCACCGACCCGAGCGTCGAGTGAGAGCACGCGCGCAGCCCGGGCCCGAGGCCCTACGCCGACTCCTCAGCCGGGGACCCACCCGGGACGGAACCCCCACGCCGATACCTGGCCGAGTCCTCCTGCCGCACAGGACCGCCCTCACGCGCGGGATCGACGGAGTGTGGTGGCCCCGCAGCCGCGATCTGCAGGCCGAGCTTCCCACCGTGCTCCCGTCCGTCGGGTTGAAGCTGCAAGCCTTGGAGTGCATCCATTTCAGCCCCGCGGACTGGACGACACGTGCCCGCCACCTCCCGGCACGCGACGGCGACGCCATCGAAACCCGCCTGCTCGTCACCGCGGGGCTGGTGGTCTTCAGCGGCCCCCGCGTCGCGATCATCTACGCCCTCATCGCCCCTGACGCGTCCACATCGGCTGCGGAGGAGATCGCAGCCCGGCACCTGCACGCATGAACTCTGCAGTGATCGCACCCCGCCAGAACGGAACGGTGCCGGCGATGCCCATCCGACCCCATCGGATACGCCGGCGTTGAGCTCCCCTCACGCCAAGCACCGGTTGGACACCGGCACACAACGCGTACGACTGGACCTCGACGAGGACCTGAAACTCGGCCTGTGGTGGCCTCGCTCGACCAACTACGCTGCCGAAATCCACGATCTCGCCTACAGCTGCGGGCTGGCAATCGGACGGAGGATCGAGCGAATGACATTCGCATGGAACTACGAGACTGCGAGGCGACTCCAGGGAATGCACCTCAACGGTCTCGTGCTCAACGCGCCGGACCGTGATCAGCCACGCGAAGAGATGCGCGTGCACGCAGGGACGGGGCACATTCTCCGACTAACAGTCGTGCCGCCCACTAAGCACGACGCAGGCGGTCACATCGCGCGCACGCCAGATTGACCCCGAAGGGTGAGAACCGCCGCACCCATGACACGAAACTGGCCCCCGCCATTCGACGGAGGCCAGTGACCCGGTAGGTCGGTGTATCAGCCGCTAGGGGTAGAGCTTCGTTCCTTGCTCGCCACGGCGGAAGAATTCGTCGACGGAGTCTCGCATTTTGTCCCACCAGGTAGGGGACTCGGTGCGGTCTACGTCAGTGCTGGTCAGGGCAGGACCTGAACCGCGACGGCCTGGGGCCCGCGGTCGCCGGCCTCTGCGTCGAAGGAGACGCGGTTGTTCTCCTCGAGAGTGCGGAAGCCGCCGTTACTGACGATCCCGGAGAAGTGGACGAAGAGGTCCTTACTGCCGTCGTCAGGGGTGATGAAGCCGAATCCCTTGTCGCTGTTGAACCATTTGACGGTACCTTGAGCCAT